TATCTCCTTGATATCTGATTGATTGCTACTGTTTTTCGATTCAATGCTTTTCACATCTTGATACTGATCTGAAACGCTTGAATGCTCGGACTTGCTGCCAATGGCAACCTGTTCGGATTGAGAGTGATGGGCCTTATCGGTCGCAGCATCCGAAGTATTTAACTGATACTCTTTAGATACCTGATTAGTATTTGACTGCTCATGATCATGATGGGTCTTTGTCGAACGAGTTTCGTCTTTGTCACTACTTGTTATATGGCTTTCAGATTGCTTACGAGAAGAGGCTACCGCCTCTTTCGCGCCTGCTGTCTCTTCACTAATAGATGATGATTTAGCGCTTTGAACATCTTGATGCTGATCTGAAACGCTTGAATGCTCGGACTTGCTGCCAATGGCAACCTGTTCGGATTGAGAGTGACGGGCCTTATCGGTCGCAACATCAGAAGTATTTAACTGATACTCTTTAGATACCTGATTAGTATTTGACTGCTCATGATCATGATGGGTCTTTGTCGAACGAGTTTCGTCTTTGTCGCTACTTGATATATGGCTTTCAGATTGCTTATGAGAAGAGGCTACCGCCTCTTCCTGATGAGTTGCACTAATAATGGCTGATGGAGCGTGTTTTGGTTCCGTATTGGCCGTCGCATTACTCTGTTCGGATATTTGACTATCTAAGGTAACCGGTTCATTACGACTCGCTGTTTCAGATACACGTTTCTGGCGTTCTTCACGCGACAAGAAACGTCCATCCTTTCCTCTGACATGTGTATCAACGGGATCACGCTGATCGCCATCTTCATCCTCTTTATCTTTTGGTGGTTTGACCTTACCAATGACCTTTTGACCGATGCTACTATTACTTACATCATCAGCCAACTCTTTAACTTCAAGCGCAGCATCCCACAATGAGCCACCAATTGCCGATCCTGCGGCATCCTTTGCCTTGCCTTCACTCTCATCATTCGCCATTTCTTCAGATTTACTGGTAACAGCTTGAAAGGCTGAACCAATACGATCAAGAAAACTCTTTTGTTCACGCTGCTCTCTCTGAGCATTTTGAGCTTGCTGGCTTGATGAAGGCGTATCACTGCTAGAATTTTGCTCCGGTACACCTCTGGGTAAAATTGGGGATGGCTGCTCTTTCGGAGTTACTTTATTAGGTGCTGTAGAGTCACGATCTGGTGCTTGCTGCTGATCCGATTTTGACTTTGGCTTATTACTCTTAACGTGACGCGGTAACACTTGTTTATTCGTGTTGTCTTGCGCTGAGTTAGTCGTTATATTTTCGGGTTCAGGTGAGGTTCTTTTTTGTGGCTTTGATGGTGCGACTGTTGCCGTAGGTAAAGTAAGCGCAACAGAATGAGAGCCACCAGCTTGAGTACCAGGTAACGTTACCGACGGCGTTTGTTTCTCTTGGACCGTAACCGTTCGCTCTGACTTATTTGCCACTTTAGCATTAACAACACTAACATTGACCGGATCAGATTTACTTGCGGCGCTTGAACTTTGTCTAATATCTATTTGATGTTTATTAGATACCGATTGAGTATCTATTTTATATTGATTAGGTGCCTGATAATTATTTATCTGGGCGGTTCTTGTCGATACAGTACGGTGTGAGGCTGGTAACGTGACAGACTGACGCAAAAGCGCTGACGTATTCGCCTCAATCTTTCCTAATATAGACAGAATCTTAGGCTGTAGCTCATCAGGGACGGCTTGTTCTTCATTTATAGTGTCTAAGTGCTGAAGTTGTTCATTGTTGATCACGACTTTAGCTATTTTTTGTTCTTGTTCGTTCACTACTGCTTCTTCCTGTACTGTCTAAGTAAGTTCACCACCCGCCCTCGCGGTGAACTTAATAACGCATCGAGGGGTTGCCCCGCAGATAATGTGAGTTCATTAATAATGACATCCCATGATGCTGCACTAAATTCGTGGAATCCGCATGTAATCCCGAAAGGGTAACAACAACTCTGTTGTCACCTCCTTATCTTTTGTATTTGGACAAATATGCTTTGGAGATTTCAGCATTATTTTCCCATCACGAATAGTAGATGGTAGTCCGTGAATCATTTCATCTTGTAATGCGCTAACTTTTTCTTGTAGCTCGTGAAATTTAGTCTCACTTAACTCTCGCACCCAGTTATTGATTGATGAGATTCTTTTTCCTTCATCATCTTCATGATCATCAGTAAATGAGATTTCAAATAATAACGTCTGTACGCAAATGTCAGCTTTTAATCGGAGATAGTGAGACGAGTCAGTTTTATGTACCGACAAACCTAAACGCATATTCTCTAGCGTTTCCATGTGGTGGCCTTTCAATGGCGTAACCAATAAACGACGGCTATTAAATTTCAAGTCACGCTCGGCCTTGCCTTGCATTTCTTGATAATCACTTGCTAAATCACGCATATCAAATTGATGGTTATGTGTTTTTTGGCAATGAGGACACGTATAATCAAGATCAACATGTGTATCTTCAGTTGTATGAATCCAATACCAAAATAACGCTAATCGTCTATCCTGAGCTGTCCATTTTGCACAATCGGTATAGCTGGCCTTATCTTGTACTGTATTGAGAAATTTTGTTGTTAGTGCTTCTTCGTGATCAATCATTACATCACAAAAATCTAGCGTTTCAGCTGTTGTAGCTTCACGAATAATGGTTTTTTGGTCGGGATTGCTTGGTAGAGAAAAAGGGGCAAACATAGCTAACTCCTGTATTGAATGACAGTAATAGGGAATTCTTTAAATCCATGATCGTCATAGCTCTGAGTGATATCACCCATTTGCACGGGAGCCACTAGATATGTTTCAGACAATACTTCAACGAATCCCTTCGCGTCATGTACAAGAGTGTGTTTTTTCCACTCTCTCAACCACTTAAAATCAGGGTGCATTGGTGGATTAACCGTTCCATCAGGATTAACAACCAAATCTTTCCATTCAGTGAACCATTTATAGATTCGTTCATCATCATGGTCTCTAACAGTCATAGATATTGAGACTGGCAATACCCCGGTAGGTACTTGGATTTGAATTGCACCTAATTTTAGAGGTTCATATTCAATCTCAACAGGTCCATAACTTACATCTTTTACGAACAAGTCAAAATCTAAGGGTTGTTTTTCTATTTCCAAACGAAACTGCCAGCCATGCTGAAAATTAGCTTGAACCATCCGTTTAACCATCATTTTTTCGCGGTTAAAATCCATCTTACGCACCACCAGCATAATTATTAGCAATGTCATACATTGCTCGTAAATCTTTATAAGCCATTTTATTATGTAGATTAAACATGAAATATTGCCTTAAAGACTCACAAATACAGCTATAACAGCGTGGTTCATTTTCAATATGAATTTTTGTATAGAAGTTAATCCGTTCACTCGATAATGAATGCTGATCAACAGAATATATTTTACCTAAGTAATTGACCAACCAGTGTCCATCAAACTCTCCAACGATAGATACCTCAATCCATTCTCCAATCAATTCACCTTCAGGCGTTAACTGATAAAAAAATAACGGAGAACCTAAACTTAGCTTGTCCATAATGATACCTATTGTAAGATCATTGATGGCAACAGCATATTTGCTGATAGTTCCATCTCATCTTCAAGTTGTTTTTTTCGGTCATGCAATTCAGATAGTGAATATAATCCATCAAGAGGCAGGTCAGATGCTGTGCGCATATATATTTCACGCTCAGTATTAGGGATTTCAATTAACACCTTCAAATACTTTTGCAGCATACCTGTTGCAGTGCGTGGTAATTCATCATTATCAAGATCAAATTCACTTAACGCCACCAGGTAATCAACAGTAAACGGAGGGGAACTTAGACGTGTAGGGACAACATTCAGTTTATTATTTTTAGTTGTAGTTTCGTGCCACACTTGATCTGTATCTGTTGCTGATATTACGGTTAATAAGTAAGGCGGCATCGAAATGCCACCTTCTTGTTGTTGCAACAGGCTAATATCAACCTGTTGCATTGCTCCCGCTTTATCTTGATACTCATTAAGTGCCTGCACTAGCAGAGCTTCAAGCTTGTCTGTTTCATCATGTAATAACAACACAAACTGAGCTTTTACTCGCTCTAATAGGGCATTAGGCGTCATTAGGCATAACCACCGATGCGTTCAAACCAGTTATAACGCACATTCATCGGAATACGAACTGGACCTGTACGGTTCTCGGTGTCCAAATCAGTAGCATCAGTGCTAACTAGACATGTTTCTATCACGTAACCATGCTCTTGCATGTCTTCACCAACCATGACAATCTCGATATCAATATATTCTTTGTTATCAACGATCTTAGCCATTGTTTTCCCAACATCACCACGTTTGATTTCAACGATTTGGAATGACATATCGCCGTCACGCTTAGATGCACCATATTGCGAAAATCCTTGGCCATATTGACCTTGATCTTCTACTGGGTCACCCCGTGTTTCTGCGGGTAACTGAGAAGTACGAATCAAACAAGAAATACCTGGGTATTGTTTAATTCGTACAAGAAAATCACTTGAAACCGCACGCTCACCAAGTGCAACGTTGGCTTTGTGAGCTTGGCGCAACAGATCAATTTTACCTGCCGCATTTGGTACTTGAGGCATATATATTCCTTACCCGTACATGGATGAAATTTGAGAGCGATTAACCATCGCTTCAGTGCTAATAGATAACTGAACATCAGCGTACATTCGATATCCATCCCGACTTCTAGGTACATCTAGAGGTATTGAGATACTTTCTATGACACAACCACTGACAATCACATTACGACCGATATTAAGTAATATGGAGCTAGGTGCCCGCCCAACAGCATTGCCGTCACCAAACGGATTGCCAATCGGTGATACGGCGTTTACTTCAGGCGCAGCCATCATCTCTAATTCCATAATGGCATCTTCAACTTCAGCTTTTGGATCTGAAAGAGCATATAGCCTTAGTGTGATCGAGTGAGAATGTGGTTGATTACCTTCCCATACCTGTCTGCTTGATAGTGTAGTAATAGATGTCATTCCATTAGTTGACTCAGAGACTGTGCCTGTTTGTACAACACCACCAGCCTTCGAATACTTAGAACCAACAGAATCACCTTCAAAAGCACTATTCCAATTTGCAGTCAGTTCTTTTTCTGTTCCTTCACCGATAACACCGACCACGCATGTATTACCTTGTTTTATCCATACTTTAAGATACTGACTGACTTTTGGATCGTTATTACCAACGACACGAGCACCAGCTTCTCGCCACACCAATGCCATTACATATTACGCTGTTGACGTTGCTTCATTGACTTCGCACGTTTACGACGAGCGCCCGAATTGTTAGCTTTACGACGAGCTATTTTTAACGCAGCCTTTTGCTTAGCTGTCATGCGACGTTTTTTAACACGTTTTTTGATCAAAGTGACCTTGCCGTTGCGAATGACTTTTTGAGTCGCATCTAGTACCAATTGAGCCTTCACTGCATATTCAGTGATAAGTTCATCATCGGATTTCTCGTTAGCGTCTAATTTCTTGTTAAGATATGCTGCTAGCTTCTCGCCTGCTTCTTCGGACTCATCATCAATAAAGGTCTTGATATTAACGTCTTCACCACCCATAGTTGCAAAAGCATCAGCAACCATGGTTAATAAATCGTTAAACAAATCTTCTTCTGGTTCTGTTATTTCACCGTCATCGTCAATATCAGACAATCCAGCAACAATTGCATCCAGAGCTTCATAGCTATAATCATTACCTTCAAGCCATGCCAGCACTGCAGCCATGGCATTAGCACGAAGTTGCTTTTCACCCAGATCATCGCTAGCAGCGTCAAGAATTGATTCGGGAATGCTATAACCTTGCTCTTTTTTTTGATTTAAAGGGAAAGAAACAGAGTCAAAAACAGGATCAATTTCACCAAATGGATTACCAGTTGAATACATAGCTTATTTCCTTACGCCATTAATCGCGGTTGAATGCCAATTCGACGCGCAACACCTGTTTCAGCATATGCAAATTCAACATGCATATAGTCAATAGCAACTTGCTTTACAGTCACACGATATGGCACTTTCCCATCTTTAGCAGGGTTACGCGGATCAACAAAAGCACCAGCTTCCACTCGTTTTTTACAAATATTGTCACCGATCTCTTGCAATGTAGACATTGTTAAGCCGTCCGGTTCAAACTGAACAATTGCTGATTCTTGTAAAAACTCATGACATAAATCATTAAGCAATGCGGTTGTATGTTCAAAACGTAAGTAGTTTTCTTTATACCAAACGTTCAAACAATCATTGATAATCTTGCCCTTAGCAATAGGATTAATGCGAGCTTCAACCAATTGTTCTGGCTCAAGCTTGCCAGTCATATGCAATGCTTCAATACCACGACGATTAATCGTGCCGCGTTTTGGTCCAGCAGCGGTATAATGCGCACCTTTCACAGCTGCATGGCCTGTTGGTGTCGATAAACACAACGCTTTAGCAGCAGTAACAGCACCAGAGGCACCCCATACTGATTTTCCGCCATACCACTCATCACTGGCTTTATACGGATAATGAGAACAACTAGCCTGATAAGATTCCAAGTTAGCGCTTGCAAGCCAGTCAGCAGCAGCTGTTTCGGTTAGCCATGGTGGGACATCAAATCGGAATTGAGCCAGTCGTCCATCTGCAATCTTGATCATGTGGGCAATTGCTGTTGGCTCGTAGTTACCTGCAGCAAAACACAAATTAAAATCGATATCATCGGTTTTAAGTAAATCCCACGCAGCTTTCCATTCATCTACAGTTGGGTTACCGCCATTAACGCCACCGTCAAAGATGACTTCAAGATTTTCAACAACGGCATCAAAATCAACTGTTGTTGCAATTTCAGCACGAAAACGTGTGGAACGTTCTTCCAAGACCACAGGTAAGTACGCAACAAGACCTGAATCATCCCGGTCATTAACATCTACGCCGACAATGAAACTTTCAGCGGGGATTGCTTTCCATTCCCCTTGTAACTTCTCTTCAAAAGATAAACGAAAACGTTTCTTTGTCGGATCAATATTAGAAATAGTCATACGTCGCTCTGTGCTAGGGTCTCCATCGACAGGGAACACTTGCAACCAATGAGCATCAGCAATACTTAACGATGTCCCATATGCATGATTTGCCTTGGTGGGAGCTGTTCCTTTTGTGATAGAAAGAGACAGTGAAGGGAAACGAGCATCAGCAGCAACAATACGTACAACATTGCAAAACTGTAACTTATCCAGAGCATCTTTAAGATGGCGTAAACCTTCTGCTTTAGGTCCTTGAGACATCGGCAATGGACGGCCTAATTTGTCTTCCCAATCATCAGCATTAACTGTGATAATTTTACCAACTTCACCTTTCGACGCTACAACAACACATGCGCCAACAGCAACGCTACCACCGCCTGACTTATAGTTATTATCAAGCGGCGGTAAAACAGCAATGCCTGCGGCTTCGCTAATATATTGTCTAATCATTCCAGTCATAATTACTCCGCGTCATTATTAACTAAGTTAACTTCAACCCAAGGTTTAGATGCTAATTGTTCTGTAATGACAACTAACTCTTCTTTTGTTGTTGAAATATTGATCTTGCCATGACCAGGAATAGCTAGGAATTGACCATTACTACGCAGTAATTCATGCCCTGAAATACTATTATTAGTAAGAAGTACCGTTAATCGATCATTAGTTGCCAAATCACCCGTGTTAATTGCTTTTTCTTTATCATCTACATTTGTAGGCGCAACAATTAACGGGCTATCGGTGACCAAATCACCTGTGTTAATTGCTTTTTCTTTATTTTTTGATGCGTTCGTTTTTTCAGATGCCATGACCAGTATTCCTTTTACTTATTGATATAGTGCGCCAAAGTAAATTGGCACACTAAAAGTGAACTTACTCAGTAAACTTTAACCACATGAACCAGTCTCGACCGTTGTACGGATGTAGGTCACGGTACGCCAGCTCATACAGAGTATTTTCATGCTTCAATTTACGACCAACGCTGTGTTGATATGTAACGGCAGAAATAGCATCACCCGCGACATAACCTGCATCGCCATGCTCTCGACCTTTTGCATAACAAAGCACATTCCACGGATTTGACATCTGTGGGTCTTCTTTCAGCTTGTAACCGAAAACTGTTCCGACATAATGCGGTTGAGGAAGTTGGCGATAGTTAGGCGCATAAACCATGTGCGGCTGGCCAACAGATTTAAGAATTCGAGATGCTTCTGTACCTGCAACAAGACCTTCTAATCCAGATCGTTTAGTACGACTCATTAACTCAGTAGAAATAGCTAACAACACCACTTGTACTGCTTCGTAATGCTGTCGGAACGCTAGGCCAGCAGGTACTTTTACTGAGAATGATTTCTCACCTTTAGCGTAGAAGTACATGTCATTCAATCGTTTACGGTCTTTGTCTGCGGCAAGAAGATTGCGTGCTGTACCTAATTGCATACCGTGAACATCGATATTAAATTCACGTCGGCCAGTAAATTGCGATTGAATTGAATTAGAACTAGCTAATGCAGATTCATGCGGAAATAATGTGTAGCTCACCATTTCATGATCAACAGTCGGAATCAATGTTGGATCTTTTTCAATTGAAATATCAGCAATAACATGAATTTCAATTCCAGTTTTAGGTGCTTTAGAGAAGCGAACAGCAACAATACCCGTTGCGTAGTTCACAGTGCCCGTCATTGTCACCATTTCATTATCAGCATCAGTAAATCGACCGTGGATGCCACCACGATTATCATCTTCACCGGAGGGCGTACGATCAACTAACACACGTACTTTCCCTTTTACAAAAGGCATCGCTTTACCTTTTGCACTTGACATATCTAAGCCAAAATCAACTTTAGTACCATCCCCAGAACCGATCAGCATTCGTTGATCCATTGATGAATATTGACCAGAAAAATTAGAATCAATTACATCACCTTCCGTTAGATCACCAAAAGTAGAGCCAGCAACGCGGTTAATACGGAATATTTCAGCTTTATCGTAGTTTGCGGGGATATGTGTCACCATATCATTTGTAATCATCATTAATTGCGTAGGTATGACTAATGCCACCTGGCGATTACGCTGAAGAATACCTTCCGAAGAACTCATTCCTCCTGCACTATCAAGCACTGATTGACGCACCTGCTCGTTAGCTGAATCAGGATCTAACATATTTCCAATAGTGGCATTCATTGATGCCATCAATTCAGCTGACGGCATTTCGTTGTAAACAGCACGGTATTGTCGAATTGCATTGGCAGCTGTAGCAGTGATCATACCTGCCGATTCACCTGCGGCATCAAATACGGTGCCACCAGCAACAGCTTGACGAATAGATTCATCACGAGCAGCACTATCTGTAATGATTGAGCCACGATCCATTTGTGGAGAAATGACAGCGGAAGCAAGAATGCTTGCACCACTGTTAATTTTCGCTACCTGCGCTTGATATGCCTGTTCAACTTGCTTATCGGGCATTTGATATTTTCCTTTTTTGGTCGCACCAAAGTGCATCAAACATCATTTCTTATTTATCAGGCTGTAGGCTATCAAGACGTGAAACTAGCGGCAGCAACACAAAAATATTATCTCTAATTGCTACAAGCGGGTTGTGTCAATTAGAGACGCCAGAAAAGACAAGGATGGGGTTGAAAGCAAAATCATCTAATTGCTAAATCGTGCTAATGTTCTTTTTATGACAATATGAAAAGCATTAAAATCATGCTTTCCATAAGAAATTGGAAAGGTTTAGATATGTTACGTTAGCGGTCTATTTTCAATAAAAAGAAAATCCTTACCATGTTTAAGCTGTGACTCACTCAAATAATCAGAATTCATTCAATCTGCGCCTTTTCGCCAGCATAGTGCCCACCCCCTATCACAATCACCTCTGCAGACGTTGTTATATGTTCTACAATAGCTTTGGCAATAGCATCTGCAAGTTCATCCATTCTCCCATGCTGATTAGCTACAAATCCATGACCTTCAAGATTCGAAACAATCATTGTCTTTAAGGTATCCTGATTCAGTGCCATGTTATTTACCTGCAGTAACTGTCATTGATAAGTCAGAGTGCGGTTTCCCTGTAAATGCGCAGAGACAATCCCCCTGCACCACACCTTTTCCCTTATTAATATGGACACTTTTACCATCAATATAAACCGAACCGGTTACTTTTATTCTCCAGTATCCACCGACAGTTGCATTAAGGTTTTTACCTGTATGATCTTCAGTATCCCCTTTACTTGAACGGTGATGATCACCTTCAGTGTGCAAAATAGAGTTACCACGCGCATCAAACTCAAATGAGGTTCCACTTTCTTGATGAGTAACCCGATAAACACCACCTTTTTCATACTCCACCATAATCCCATGCATAATGTACACCCTCGAAGAGTGATACTCTTGATCTTGAGGCTTAGGTTCTTTATGGCTACGTTTATGCTGGTAAATATCGTCACCACCAAAAGCTTCCGGAGGTAAATTAGGTATTCCGCCGGGGCAATGATGTATCGAACCCGTTATTCGGGGGCGACGAGTATCTTTACGACTATGCATGTAATACGGAAAATCTACCCAAACTAAGTCACCAACATGAACAGGGGTAAAATCCCCCTCTTTGACTCTTGCTCCAAGTGGTAACTTATATGTACACCACGGCTGATCTTTATCTTGTACATCATCAAACAAACCAAAAATTCGCACTTGAACTCTAAGCATTCGTTCTGGATCATTGGTATCTAAAACAATAGCTTCAAGTTCTGGTCGCTGAAGTAATAAATCTACCGAATCACTCATAGATACCTCTTAGATGTTTAATTGTCATTTATCTAATACCCCTTTAATACGATTTAGATATCTTTTCCCCGCAAAACTATGGGCTACAGTACCTAATACAACTTTTACAGGAAGACTTTCATCAATAGGCTTTTCTAGGTCAGAACGATTCCAAACAATATCTATACAATCACCAGCCTGTAATCCGCCATTACCTTGCATATTTGCATCTAACACCGTGATAGGGATTTTAGTTAGATTATTCAATACTGCTTGGCTGGTGGCCCCTGTATGCTCAACAGGGGCGCTCACATGACGAGTAGATTTAACAATACCTTTTACGTCATCCCATCCGATATAACAACGTTGAGTCAGATCAGCGACAATGCTTTCATCGTTGGGTAACGTAAACTGGGCTATTTGGTATTTTTGCCGAGTATCGTTATAATGATATTGATATTTAGCTGATCGTTGCTGTAACTCTGCTAACGTCCTAAAGACTAAGGTTCCTCTCCGGATAAACACTACTGCTCCGAGTTCTTTTGCAATTTGGCGCAATAAACGGCTAGTTCTTTGAGCTGGCAGTAAGTGAAAATCCAATTTAAAAGGGAAAACACCAACATCGTGTGGCATGTTTGGAACTAAATGTTGAAGAATGTTACTGACAGCTTGCTTCACAAAACATCGACCGACTGGCGATGGCTTCTTGAGGTCACACAACACTTTAGGCATTAGATTAAATGTGACGTTATCCCCTTCATCAACAGGCATAGTCATCACTACCCAATCAGCCGACCAACTCAACATATCACTATTAAAAGGATCAGCTAATACTATAGTCATCACCGATTTTTCAGTGATCCCCAAGTCATCTCGTAAAATGGACTCTTTATCATCAAACACAATGATCAACTTAGGCCCATCAAGCGAGATTGTTTCAATGAAATTAGCGCGACTAAGAAAAGAAAGGTCCAGTTTTTCATCATTAAATATAATACTCTGGACTAGCTGATGTTCATGCAATCCAGCCATTACAGCGCCAACTGCTCAAGCAAATTAATACCCAAGTCCCAACGCATAGAAGGCACAATCTCAACCTCATGACCGTAAAGCACAGGTGCATTAACGACGTGATCAACTGATACTGCAAACAAACGACCCTCTGAATATCCCTGACTAATATTGTCAGTGTTGATAGTATGCGTATCCTCAATCACTACAGGAAACTCAAACTCACTACCACACAAATGATAAGATACGTTAAAACGATGCCCACCAGCACGACGATTACCAATATACATATGCCAGGCTAACAACAAACGTTCAACAGAGGCTTTATCTGCCGCCATGAAGATCACACGGTAGGTCAATGACAGATAACTAATGCTGATTTTTGTTTGATGCAGTAGATCATCAGAAAATCCAGTCACACCTTCAACAAAGCTGGCGTATTCAGCCGAAGCGGTTTCAAAGCGCAACGGGCGATAGTAGTTAATCAGCGGCAATCTAGCCTGGTTAAACTCTCGTGTTCCGTCTTTGCCTAGTTGCTTCTGATACTGACGAACTGCACGGATAAACTCACGCGGTGAATCATAGTCACCTCGAATGACTTGTTGCTTTGTCTCACGCTTAAGGAAGGCTTTAACGTGGTGGTTACAGCTTTCAGGGTTCAATGCTTTCAGTGCATCAACAATATGACAACCAAAGGCAAGGTCTACTCCATAAAAATCACTAATATCGTACCGTTCACTCATGATCATGCCCATAAAAAAGAGGTAACTATAAAGAGCATATACGCTACCTCTTTTTTGAATATCAAACGATAACAATAAAATATGTTGTTATCGTTTGCTTAGGTAAATGGTGATAGTGAGTATAAATCTTTAGGCTTAGGTGTATCTGAATTAGCCCAAGCGCGACAAGCATCAATAAAAGCATGCATTTGAGTTTTAGTATCTTCTGGGCCAACTCGTTCAATTGTTAATTGTTTACCTACCGCATAATATTTTGTGATATAAGCTTCACAACGTTCATTCACTTCAACCGAACTTAAAATATCGTTTGAATAATCAAATAGTTCATTTTCCATTATTAAGATCCCGGTTGCGCGTCATAAGGAGATTCACCGTACATTGAAGGCCAATATCCCCATTTAGGTGCATTTTTATCTAATGGAACATGACCAGATACAACCCCAGGCCAAATGAATAAAATTTCACCACTAGCTGAGCCTACAAATGGATGCGCATGCAAATAAGCCCCTGGTCTTCCATTAAAATGTGTACCGCATAGACTCCAATTGTCAGTAATGCCGTCTACCCACATGCCAGAAATACTGCCAGAAACCAATTTGGCATAACTTGCTACAGTAATATATCCAGATATATTTGCTATGGGACTAGGAAATATAGAATAGTTAGAGTGGGTGCTTGAATTATAATTACTCCACACCATTCTCATGACTCTAATCGGCGGCTGAAAATGTTGTTGGCCAGACATTCCCATTGCTGTCATGATTTCTTTTTCTTCTGCATCTCTTTCGCTCCACACAATCCCTGTGGAAATGGTTCGATATAAAGATATATCTATTGGATATTGCGAATTTTTAGAGAAATAATCTAAATCTGTACCTGTTAAATTACAATATTGATTTTTAGTTTGACGAAAGATTGCATTTTCTAATCGTGATTGCGTAATAAATTCACTGAATTTTCTTTCAGCTAAAAGCATGCGCTGGTCAATTTTACCCATCGATTGCTCAACAGCATCCGTCTGCTTCCGTACACTATCCATTAATGGTTGGAACAGGTTATCACTCATTATCATTCACCTTTATCATTCCCTTTGTTGTTAATCTGCCAGCAGATTCATTAAATATTTTAGTTAGCTCAATTGAAGCGGTCTGTAAGTATTGCTTGTACTGCTCAAACTCCAGACTTGACACCATACCTACCTGTGATTCGTGCTTAGACTGTTCAACTTGTGCCTCAGTTGCCAGATCTCGGTAATGCTTAGGAGGACACATAGAATCCCCCCTTACGCTTGATTTTGATGTGTTATTTGGACTCTAACGATAACAGGTTCAACACTCGCATCATGTGGCTGAGGACGAAAGTGAACCCCTTTTGATTTAAGTTCGATAGTAAAACCAACAGCCAGCTTCTTCTTGATATAGGCTTCAACTAATGCATTACCAACAACCAGCACTGATGCCATATAATCTGTATCTTTCGTATACGTGCCTAACCCTTCTTGAGCAGTCAAAAAATCATACGTACCTGAAGAACTAGAAATTGTGATTTCCTTCTCTTGTATCTGTCGCATGGCATTAACCATATTGACAGTTACGTGCATTTGCTGAAGAACATCGGTATCAGTTTGATTTAGCTGCTCTAACAACTTATTAATCGTGGCAACTTTTGTAGCCATGTCAGAATCGGTTGCATACGTTTCATCTAAAGCTGCAATTTTTGTCTGACTATCATTAATTGCGGTTGATAACGTTGTAAGGTTGGTCATGACCACGGCTAAACGCTGATTTAGCTCTGTGGTCATATCCGTGTTTTGCTGGGAGTTCTCGGTACGAATTGTCGCAAGCTCGGCATTAATTCCATTTTTAAGCGCTGTGAGCTTATTGTTGATCTCTACGACCTGAGAGCCATGTTCAGTACCCAATTGTCCTAAGATGACTGAAACAGAGTTAGCAAATGAGGTTAACTTAGCATTCACGTCATCGCGTAGCGTTCTAGCTGTACGGTTTAGTGACTCATCATTAACTTCATCTGCCGTTGAAACAGCGGCGAAACCTACTGATGGTGGCGAAGTGATCGTAGGAGTAGTGATCTTGTTATCTATGGGTGATATCGTAATATCGCTAGGCGACGGAGCCGTAATATCATTAGCGTCAATCCCTTTAACGGGCTGAAGTATGATATCAATTGGCTCATTTGGATCAGTCGGTATCGTCATTTATGTTATCACTCTGAAATACATCAAATATGTCAGCTACAGTGCCGACCTTATCTTGCAAGTTGCGAGCTTGTTTGTTTAAGTTTTCTTCTGTAATTTCATCGCTCTCGCTTACTTCAGGAACCGGATTGCGTAGCTTTGCAATTTTCTCTGGTGTTGCAGCCGCAGATAAGCGATTAATCACATCAGTTAAGCTCGGTACTGGATGAGGATTAGGTAAAAACTCCAACGGCTGATCAGGCGTTACTTCAAATTTATCCGGTAAGAAATCACTACCAAGATCAAACGGCACCATTTCATATTTGAAACCACCCTTACCGTGCTTACCTATTGGGTTTGCACTAAGGACGTACATCAGCGTGACCTTGATATTGCTATCATCCACCAGCTCTTCATACCAAAGTACAGATTGCTCAGGGATAGACTTTGCTTGTATTAACATCGTAATAGGAGTTTCACCATCGTCGGTATCATCACCTAAAGCCAACATCACGCTTGAGTTGTCGCTATTAGGCAATTCTAAGGCCCGAGTTTTAACAGGGCTACTATAAGAAAATGTTTCTTCTCTGGCTTCGAGATTGCCAACCACATCATCTTTGCTTGGTGTATGGTCTTCTAACGCATTCAAATCTGCTCTAAATAACAGGCATTCAAATGAGTTTGGATGAATACTCAAGCTCTTTTGTAGATCAAGTGCCATCTGTTCACTAACAGCACTGCGATTAATCGGGGTTAATGACATAGTTATAAATCCTTAGCCAGTTGTTGTGCATCACTTAGAGACACCTTGTTAATTTTGGCGAATACTTTAATCGCACTATTTCTATCAGAACCGTACATCTTGGCTCTATCTAACTCGGTTCTAAGCATTCCCTTTAATTGGTCCTTAGATGCACTTTCCGCTAATTTCTGACGAGTTTTAACAGCCTTTGATGCACTTGCCTTATCCGTTGAAACTTTGGCTTGTTGCTTATTAATCTGCTTCCGTAATTCAGCAACTTCTTTCTCAAGGCTTTTTATGTACTTTGGATCTTTTAATTGCTTCTTAAATACCCGTTTCGCTTGCTTAATTTTTTGAATTACTTTTATTGCAGCGGCTTTGTCCACATCATGAGGACGGGCTTTTTCTAACTGCTCACGGTCTTCTTTATTTAAGAACTTGTCAGTATTATCACCAGCAAATCCAGTCTTCTCTGCTTGTGCTTCCATCTGTTTTGCAAGTTGAGCCTGGACAGTTGGAGATTTAAGAGCAGCGAGGGTTTTTAATTGGTGTTTACAGCAACAACCATTTAATTTAGGGTTTCTGACTTTCGGGAAGTCTTTTTCATAGGGTGCAATGGCGTAATTACCCGCCGTAGCAACATAGCGATACCAGAATTGGTAACGCCCACACTGGCAATCAATGGACAAACCGCCCTGAAGTACCCGCTTAATCGCAGAAGGCCAGCTCCGTTGCGTCTGAGTTAACTCTTCCATCCAGTTTTCAAGCCTTATTCTGACCTGATAGCTGGTTTCTTTGTGCTTTCCTGATGCAGACACATTAAAGTGCAACAAGTCACCACGGACCTTGTATAACCTCGACGTCTTAATTTCCGTATTGGCACGATGAACATCAATCTTTCGTGATGCAACGATCAACTGCTCTAAAGGAGCACCACGATATCGCCCCCACTTCTTACTTGTGGCTTTACGCGCTTTATCAAAGGCTTTGATATCATCAATGGTAAATGGGTCACCACCAGCCTTAGAGCCGATTAAAACCGCTTGATATGCAGGTAGTTCTCCATTTCTAATGGCTTGTCTTATAGCGTTGGGTGATAACGTGTTATTAGCGTATTTTCGCTCTTGTTTTTGAGCTGCACGACGAGCGTTAAAGAACTTATCTTGTAGTTTTACATCTTTGGCGCTAGTAATTGGCTGCTTCATCGTTATTCCTGCTCAAATTGGCAGTAATAACGGATCTGTGTACGCACCCACTTAATGCTCGGTAATCGAATAAGAGAGCCAGATAGCAAATCCCCACGCATATCATCTAAGCCTGCACAAATAGCAACAATGCCCTTCATTTCAGTCGTGCCGTAATAACGTAAAGCAATAAGCTCTGGCATCTTTATTTCATCAACAGAAACTTCCCAGTTATCCCAATCTGACTCACCTTTTTGAAGCTCTTTATAAAAAGATGCCCGGATCAAATCATCTTGGATATTCAATGGACTTAAACGTGATAGTTTTGCATCTGTCATACGTTACCCTTATCTTTTTCAATCGTGATCCGCCGTAACGTACTAAAGACTGAATCTTCATTATCGGCATTGATTGCACTGAAAAATTCATCAAGGTATTGATCATTAACCTGGTGTAGATATGAAGCAGATATTGAGCACAACAATAAGCAACGTTTGAATCCATTAAAGTTGCTGTGGTCAATATCGTACTTATTCCGACCTTTATCGTCTGGAACGATGTTAACGTGGGATTCCTGTATCAAATGACGCTCAAGTCCTTTATTTAAAACTAAGCGGCCCATGCGACTAAGAGTAAAGTAGTGATCAAACGCAATACTCATATTTGCACGTCGCTCTGTAGGACTAGCAGCTTCCAATAGTAGCTTTTGCCCCCATTCACTGAACATATCGCCACGTTCTTCAATTAAGATGTTATAGCCATCATCAAACTTGGTTTTTATTTCCTTTAATAATGCCTTTTTCCATGAACCAAATGGTCCTTTAATTGGATCAACAGCTACAACAACCAACTGTTCATCAATATACGTAGCAATGGCTTTTGCGGGAGGCGTTCCGAGCAATGAAATGCAGAATATCTTCTTATTCATTAGATGATCCCTAGCACTCGCATTTCATCGTGCGTCATAGTTTCTAACACAATACCTTTCGGAACGATGATCACAGGAACAGAAAGTCGAGAATGTATAACACTCAACTGATTAGATATGGAATTAAGCTGCGCGGCGGCTTTACCTGGAGATTTACTAACATCAACTTTGAGTACCAATAATCCGTTATCAGGGATAACTAAGGACTCAATTGCGATGCGTTCTGCTAAGTCTTTCATACTGCATAGCCTGTTATCAGGAGATGGTCATCATCATGACCTTTAGGCAGAAAGTTCGCAGCAACAGGAAAGTTTTATGGGAATAGAAAGCAAAACTCCCCGTTACAGACGCAACGAGGAGTTAAAATATGATATAGGTTTATTTATTGAATAACTAACGTACCATCCTCTGATACATCAACAATCAAGCCACCCAATTTTTTAATTGGTGCCACCCAAAATAACTTTTGGTCTTCATCCGGTAGCAAATCTAATAATTGCTTTAAAATGGCTGGTGGGATTCTAATTGTTTCCGGTTCTTTACCGTATTGATTTTTAAATTGAATAATACTGCTATTAATAAGCTCGACAGCAGGGTGTTGAGCTGATTTCTGAGCCACTTCAAACGCCATTGGCTTTAATTGATGACGGACATTACCAGCATTAGCAGTATCTTCTAGCTGTGCCATTTCAAGCAGCGCATCTTTTAGTCGGTCATTTAACTTTCGCAAACTCTTTTTATTACTCATGGTCGGGGTTCCTTTTATTACATGGTTTTTATTCTACGTTTTTACAAACAATTTATATTGGGTTACCCATCACTAGAGAGTCCTTGCACTGTAAATTTATTGATCCCTAATTTCTCAATAAAGCTACCCAAGAAATTCAATCCAGACCATTCTCTGATTTGGTTAGAACCACGCGCTGCTTTCACATAATAACAAACACCACGTTCAGGATTAACACCAAAACAGTGCCATTTACATGTTTGGCTCTTTGTCGCTACAACATGATGAATGCCACCGGACTCCACCAGTTTTCGGAATTCACTAACAAGAACCAACTCCATTTTCATGCTCATAAATTCAAACCTAATATTTGTTGCCTACGAATATAATAAACGTTAAGCGTTGACCGAATCAAGTATTTGCGGTTGTCGTTTATTCTCAGAAAAATAACTCAACAAATCATCCAACGTTTCAAAGCTTTCAGACTCCAAACCTTGCGTTAAGTCTCGATCATCAAACACTACATCATAAGCGCCGCCTCGCTGATGAATACAGTAATCAACTACCACTTCATTATCTTCTTCTACAGCCAAAACTAACGGTTCAATGTCAGATTTAAGCGGTAAACGCATCTTGAGCAACTCAGCAACTTCACTTAATTTACTTACATTATTTGGCATTTAAAGCACCTCACTCATCAATACCTATTAGATATTTAATAGATATTTAATAGATATTTAATAGACACTAATCAAGTAGCCAGTAAATATTATATAAATATTCATCTTTTGCTACCCCATGATAAATCAATGTTTTTTGTTTTAACTCTACTTTGCGCCATTGCACTTTCACGAGCGAGAATAGCGCGTCCGTAACGAGCAACCATAACCTCACTGGACCAGCGCCCTGACTGTTGAATCTGTAATGTGTTATAACCTTTTCGCAATAAATCTTGAGTGGCACCAACACGAGCACTGTGACCAGTAAACGGCTTAACACCTTGGCGGCCAAGTTCTAATTCCGACCATGCAGCCTTGAAGATACCTTCTACTGTCTTAGTCGTAATGGGTTTATAAGTAACCTCTCCGGTCTCTTTATCAACTTTAGGTTTAGTGCATTTATTATGCTTTGAAACCCCTGTAAATAAGTACCCATCTTGCTTTAAATGTAATTCACCAGCTTCGATATAGTCCATAATCAAACCAACAACATCATGGCTTAAAATACACGTATCAGGATCACCGCTATGGTTAGTTTTCGTAATTGGGATCGTCAAAATTGCCGTACCATCACCAGCTAGCTCAATATCAGATAACTTAATATTAGCCAATTCAGCAGCACGTAACATCGACTCATACGCAACACCAAGCAAGGCAAGATTACGGCGTTCTAACACTCGTTCATGTTGTTTCCACTTTTCAACCAAGGCGTTTAAGTGTAATTCATTAAATGGACTGGCTTGCTTGATAGCTTCACCTGATTGCACCTTTACGCGCACCAATGCCTTATATCTGTCTTCTACAAAGACATCATTACAAGGATTAGGACATCCTGCTACTCGATGAACACGAGATATGGCCCATTTATAAATAGACAAAGTGTTTCGGTGTACCGACTCTGCTTTATAGATCAAAAACTTCTCAGTCGTGTCGGGTGATGCGGGTAATGAATGCCGTTTATTATCTAAACACCATTCAACAAAACAACCCCAGGCACTCTCCAATCGACGTAGTGTGTTGGGAGAATAACGGTCCTCACGCTTTTTGAACTCATTCAGTAAATGATTAATCGCAGCTTGAAAAACATGATCCTCAGCAACAACAACCCCTTTCTTTTGAGCTTTTTCAATAGCGGTCTTCACGTCGCTTGGGCGAACATCGGTAAAGTCACCCAACAAAGAAAGTTGATTTTCGATCATTAACTCTACACCTTTATTATTTTCGATAACAAAACAGTGACAGTGTAACAGTTAAACACTTTTCATCTGTTGGGTAAATTCTTACTCGCCATGAAGAAAACATAATACTCCCTTACGTATAATTGTCAATTTCTGAGAATTACACTTCTCAGAAATTGACACGAAAAGCGTGAGTCACCACCTTAAATTCGGTTACACCGTAACAGTTAAAAACTTTTAAAGTTTACATAGGATTATCTTCTTTTTATGGCAATAGAAAACTAATCCGCATTAAAGATCGAGCCCAACAAAAAAGAAACATCGCCCACGACAATAAAGCCATAACTCATTCAACTTTTAAAATCTATAACTACGCTTTTGTTGTTGTACGTATTATTTGTGATGTCATTATCACTGTTACGTAATAAGGGAGTCAGTAATATAAAATTATTGTAAATTATGCAGTTAATCGTTATGCACTCACAAATCAAGCTGCTACAATCCCACGATTATCTCAATTTATATTTTTTTGTTGTTGTATTTGTAATGAGGTTGGTGTGACAGGTATTCTGACGCTTGAAGTAGAAGAGCTCATACGACGATCTTATCAAGGAAAAACAAATCCTTGGTACTGTCGTTTAGATGACGGAGATAACTATTACATTAAAGGGCAAGAGGCCCTGCACCAAGGTTTAATTAAAGAGCTACTTTGTGCTGAGTTAGGGCGAAATCTTGGCTTACCTATCCCTAGCTCTACTATCGCATATCTTGATCCTTGTTTACTTGAGCATTATGATGAGGCAAAAACGGATTTTGGCGGCGGTGATTGTTACGTCTTTGCATCTAAAGAGGTGCCAAATCTTGTTGAACTTAAATATTCTGATTTAGCCTCAATCAACCCACAATTAGCCAAGCTAATATTTTTATTTGATTACCTTATTAAAAATGAAGATAGAACACTAACAAGGCAGAGTGGAAATCCAAATTTATTCATCAATCCAATCAGTAATAATTTGGTAGTTTTCGATCATAATATGGCGTTTGATACTGATTATAACTTTGAAAAATATAAAAATATCCATGCGTTTAGCTCTTTTTGGTACAGTACGCAGCTTGATTTACATTTCAAAAATGAGATGATGGATAAATTACCCGTTGCTATCACTAGTTTGGCTCAGTATGCTGAACATATTCCTAAAGAGTGGTTAGAAAATTATCCTGACCTCTTAACCGAAATATTCACTACACTTAACTTATATAAGCAACATCAATTTTGGGAGGCACTACAATGAGCATGGGTTGTTTATACGCAATCATCAGATTCGCTCCCTATGCAGAGACAGGCGAGTTTGCTAACGTCGGTATTGTGCTGTGCGTTCCAAAGACTAAGTTTTTTGATTTTAAGCTGGCACCTGTAAAATTCAAACGTATATCTCAATTTTTTGATGACATCGATAATAAACTTTTTGCCGCAACAATCAGTAATATTGAACAAGAGTTAGGGCGCATAAGAAACTTCGCAGGTAGTTCTGGTGAAGATAAAATAGCAGATATATTCAAAGAACTCACAAGAGATCGTGAAAGCATCATACGCTTTGGTGAAATAAGAAGTACATTACTTAAAACGCATCCTAACGACCTAATTGAAACACTCTATGAGCGTTTCATTGGCCGAGACTTTGTAACAAAGCAATATCGTGAAGCAGCTATGGTAAGAGCGATCAGACAGGAATTACGAGTAAAAGGAATGCCAGCTTACACCGAAGGAAAAGTAAGTAATGATCTAATAGAGGCCACCTTTCCTTTTGTTAATAATGACAACGGTCCAAAAATTATAAAACCTTTAACATTCCAACAACCCACTACAACTAAGATTATTGAACATGGTGAATTTTGGCACTGGAAAGTTAAACGGCTAATTAAAGCCGGAAGCCTAGAAAGCGACAATATATTATTACCATTTGAAAGCCCTGTAACGACAAATATACAATTACATAAAGCCTATCAAGAAGTAGTGAATGAGTTTAATGCCATTAATGTTAATGTGACTAATTTTAGTGATACTACAGCACTGCTCGAATTTGCTACTCGTGATCTTGGGCCTGAAAAATTCCAGCTTAGATAATAAAAAGCCGCAATTAATTGCGGCTTTTTATTATCTAAAATACTATTCATTTTTATTTTTTAGCATTGATAACTTTTTTCTAACAGATAAACCAGTACCCACCAGCGAACCACTTAGCCATACCCCACGCCTACCGACATTCAATTTAATGTATCGACAGCCCACGGTAACTGAAAAACCGCCCTTTGAAACATTGAACCATAAAAATGGAAGGAAACGGATTCTTTTTTGATATCTAATCATTCGTACACCACAAAATAATACTTATTTAATACCAATTAGATACTTATTAAATAGTTAACCAATATTAACTAAGTATTCTATTTATATCGTTAAATTAGAACCCAACCAGGAAAAACAATAGAGATTTCTATCTATTTACATATAAATCACAAACATACACTCTATTAGCAACCTTTATGTACGATATTTAAAATGAATAATTGTAGACCAAATATCACGTAACCTTTCAGGGTAATCAGTTGCGCCCAATGCACTAATGATTAGCGTTTAGCTACGAGTGTTCATTAGCAGTGTGTCGGTACTGTACATTCTGAGTTTCTATAGTGATATTCAATCTACAATCAGATTTTCATCTTTTTTATTTGCCGCGTACAAAAGGCAAGCTTTTAAGGCCGTTATTCTTGATTAGCACCGGTTGCACGTTGACCTTTAAATGCAGAGACAACTTCCTCAAAAACACTATCTAGCAAACCAAGGGCTTTGGGGGAGATTACACGCTCCGCCACTTTCTCCCCGCTTGGTGACAAAACGACGACCAATCGTTCGACAGGGCGTTCCCACGGTTTAAGCAAGGTCTGCTGACCATCCAATATGATAAGCTGGTATCCTCGCTCCTGAGCAATCTCAACCGACGTACAACCAACCCCTTTAAGGCATTCAAAAAGCCAACATATGAACCTAGCTGCCTCTGCTTTAAAAGCCTCTTCAGTTAACAAAGCGATATCCATCTGGGACTTTTTCAGATCATCAACACTAAAACTAAAGCGCGAGTCTAGTGATGGGTTACATGCTACAGAAGTTCGTTGCCAAAAATCCTCAGATTTGAATATCCTCTTCGCAAGCATAAGTTCTGCATACACCTCCTCAACCGAACCACTATTTGCGTTTGAACCCAGACAACTATTTGGTACTGTCATTGATTGAAAAATCTTCCCTCTTACTGAAGATATAGCATCCTGAAGTGTTGAGGGGGAAAATAGGGAGGATTCTCTGGTTTGAAAAGCAACGCCTTTCTTGGCTTCATCTTCAAAACAAGAACTGTAAGTAGCACCTTTTATGATTTTCATAACTGTATCCCTAAATGATTCCTACAATCCAATCTCAACACTCAAATACACATCACGCACACGCTCATCTGTGATCCCAATGTATTTAAATGTCTCACTAACTGAAGAGTGGTTAAATAGCTTTTGCAGTACGTTGATATCTGTATTGTTCTTATATGCATGATATCCAAACGTTTTACGCAAACTATGCGTATTGAGTCTGTAATCCAATCCTAGCGATTCTTTAACATCAATCAACTGAGTGCTCACATATTGGCGAGATATTGGCTTATGTTCGCCCTTAGTGCGATTCCCAGTACCTTCAAACAAATAAATAGCATCAGGATTTAACAGTCGCAACCGTTTAATTGCTTCCATTGCTGATTTATTGAGAGTCAATTTTTTACCTTTGCGTGTTTTCTTTTCTTCCAGCTCTACATAACCAACAACACGACCTTCCAGATCCATTTCTTTTATATCATCAAATTTCAGCTGCAAAAGATCACTAATACGAAGTGCCACATTGCAACCTAGCATAACTAATTCAGCTTCGCGGTTTTTACCCCACTTTTGGAAGCGTCTATAGATAGCACGCACATCATCAAGATCAGTAATAGGTGATACATCTTTCATCGTTGATTCTCACTGGAATATCTAATTTTATATTATCTCATTTTGTAAACTAAGCAAGCGAGATAATAAGCACTAAATCATTAATTTTCGCATAAACCCTCAACATTGAGGGTGTATGGTGAAAACTAACGATTAACTAAGCTGAAACGATTCTCACAACCGGACGAAAACAAAACGCCTTACCATGATCAAACTCAACATGTCCACATTCTGTAATTTTACTAATCACATGTTTACCTGATTTAATCCAATCAGAACTAAAGCTTCCACTGCCAACCTCAACAATCTCTACAACATCACCGACATTAGCACCAAGACGAGCCATCTCTTTTGCAAGATTTTGGTTCTCATAATGCTTAACGTCAACCTGAGTGCTTAACAAGCGAACGGTATTACCTTGCCATTTAACTCTTTACCAAATAATTCATGGGCTTCATCTGTAATAATTACCGTTGTCATTACGCACTTACTCCTAACTTCATTGTTTCTGTTCCATTAACAGGTGTATGGATTGCTACTTGACCACCCAATTTATGGCCTTCTGCATAATCATCAATAGAGCCGCCTTTGCGTCTAACACTCTTTGCAGTTCCAATAACAAAAGATTTATCACGGTTTTTGTACCTTTCAATCGTTTCTCTATCTTCTGAAGAAATAACTTCCTCTATAAGATTTGATACAACAGCAAACACCCACCCTTCACAAAAAGCATCAGCACGAACTGTTTTATTTTTCTTTAATAAACGATGATGTAACGTTTGAATATAATCACGTCGTGCAATCTTTAATTGACGATAAATTACATCGAAAGCATAAGCGGCGGTCATTGCTTTTGCTTTATGGCCCAGGAATTGAGGTGATGCTTTGCCGCCAATTGTTATTAACATCGGTACGACACCGAATGTCTTAGCAATTTTACTTATTAGACGAGCTACATACTCAACAGGCTTCTGTTGAATGCTACTACGACAGGTAGTCTCACCCATTTCGATAAACTGAATATCTTCATCAGATAAACCATACTTACGCATCAGCTTTTGAGCCATAGCCAAAGCGTTAGCCGCTTCGTTTGCATTACCAGACTTTGCCAGCTCAAGGCACTTTTGAACCTTATTTAATTGCTTCTCGTTCATTACGCTGCCTCTGAAATCAATTCGAATACTAATTTATGATTCCATGAATCAAGACAAAGACCTGCATTAACAATATCAGCATCCCACTCACCAGGGGTACTATCAATTTGAACAGCTAACGCATTAATTTCAGCATTCAAGTCTTGTAACTTCGCCTGCATGTGACGTAAAAGGGCTGACTTACCAGTTTTCTCAAACTCTGACATCGTGCCGTAATAAAACTCAGTTTCACGTATGTAACGCTTATCTATTTTATGATCTTGAGCGTTATATTTTTTAATAAAACTGACAATGGTTCTCATTTGTCTTTTCACTGAATCACCTTTGGTCGGGGTTAATGTTATTGCTTAAACGAGAATATAAGCCTGTTTTGTAATTTAGACAAGGAAAAAAGATAAAAAAAGCAGTAACAGCGGTAGTTTTCTAATTGCTACAACGTGGTTGTGTCAATTAGAGTCGATAAAAAAGGCACTTGGATAATTCCAAGTGCCTTTCGTTCATTATCATTCTGGCTAAAAATGACGCTCAACATATTCGCTAGTGGTTAGTTTTATGGACAACGACAGCAAATAAAGGAGGATAGAACCTTTATCGCTTACCGAACTCCGATTCGTCAAAAAATATGACACCGTTGCAAATATGTAGAGTGAGATGCTGCACCAACACCACATCAATATACCGACTCTATGATTACCGTCGCTACAACATTTTTTTATTTATCATTAAAAAGCTAGTGTTTTAACGCACACATATATTAGGCACATTGTTCCTATATAAAAATCATGGTTATTTTTTACACAGCCTTATCCCCAATAACAGGGGATAACTAAGCTCGTATATAAACTTTATAAAAATCATCTAATCGTTCAATTTCCAATAACGCCAATTGAGCATAACTATCTAAACCATCTTCTAACCAACCATCACATGCTTGATGTAGCGACTTCCTTACATCGAGGTATTCATCTTCATTGCACACAACAACTAAACCGGACTCGATAGCCTCAATTGCACGCTCAGATGGTGTCTGATCATCACTATGACCAAGTAATTCCATTGCTTTAGCCAATGCATCATCAGCTTCACCATTGTTTTCCTGGCTAAGAGGGATGTAATCAACAAGCCAGAAAAATGCCGTCGCATCAAAAATATCGGGGGATTTTATACCTTCACTTCTAAGCTGCTTCTTACTATAGATCCGCCATTTACCCAACTCATCAAATTCATACGGGATCTTTGTAAACTGCTTAATTAGTTTCTTATTAAACTGTTGGCTTTCACCATGACATAACTGGACCCTACCACCTTCCAAACCTTCTTTAAGCATGACCGCAGCATAATCTTTCTCTTTCGGAAAACGCTGCTTAATTGAATTGGCGTGTGGTGGTCGACCCCAATGAATACGTGTAACATTAACGCCTAACTTTTCACACTCTTGTGCTGTTGTTAGACCATAACCATCAGCATCAATACCTACCGTAATGTTTTCATAACCAGCTATCTCTTGATGAATAAAACGAGCAAACTGTACGCCATCCATGTTTGAAGGCGCTTCAATAGCCTTGACCTCTTGTACTTGCCGTTCACTTCCATATCCACACACTCGAGCGATTTTTAATACAGAACTATCTCTACCTTCACCGCCGGACACATCAGCTGTAGCAACCCATCCCCACTCTTCAGTAAATTCAATTTCAGTATTAAAGCCTTTTGTAACAGCACTTCGAGTGATCAAGAAACCTTTTGCATTATCAGGACAAATACCTAATACGCGAATTCCATATTCTGGACTATCCGTGCCTCCATACTCAATCCGCTTTTCACGAATGAACTTCATAGTAACGAATGGGCTATGTTCACTATTTAACGTAATTGCGGTGTAAACACCTTGCTCAGATAAATCAGTTTGAGAATCAGCAAAATGTCCAGTCGGACGTGTAAACTGACTGATCAATAAAATTTTGTTGTTATCTTCTGTCAATGCGCCACGAAGAACCTCAAATGCACGATCAGATACACCGGATGCTTCATCCACTACGACCATATAATCACGTCTATGCTGGCCCGCAAGTGCTTCTTCATTACCTTTAGAACACGTCTTACCGAATATTTGCCAAATCCCTTTGTAGCCTTTCGCGTAAAACGATTTTGCAGTCATGACAAAGTATTGTTCTAACCATGGCTGTCTCTGGCATATTTTCACCCACAAACGTTTGATATAACTAAATACAACGTTTGTCACCTGATCTAATGAGTTGGCGGTTAACATGCAAAGTGATTCGGGATGAGTTATAGCCCAGTGTAGACAAATACCAGCAGTTAAATGCGACTTCCCTGTACCATGTCCTGATGCCACAGATACAGCCGCCCCAACAGGTGTTATGGCGCTAACAACCTCAAGTTGCTGCATAGAAAGATCCATACCAGCAACATCATGTAAAAAAGCGAGTGGGCGACTGCGATAACTAGCAGCAAAATCAAGATAACGAGGATCAAGCGTTATCGCTGAATATCCTTTTTTACCTTTTTTTCGCTTAGCCATGCTGAGCATCCTCAGCGTTTAGTGCATCTAACTCAAGTAATCGTTGGGCCATAAAGTCTCCCGCCGATTGTTTACTACCAAGCTGAAGTTGACGTTCGCGCTCTTCAACCATCTGCGGTGTGACAGCATCTTTTGGTAAACTAGACTCATCATCACCATCGTCACCCAGCTCATAACGGATTTGAGCCAGCAAATTGGCAGGTATATCTATCGCATTAGCAGAAAGTATATTGCCTGCCGCAATTGCATCGATGATCCCGTCGGCTAATTGATTAAAAGTGGTACTTTGTATTGCTAACCGTTCGGAATGTGACAACACATGCCCTTGCAATAACTTTTGTCGCAATGACTCAAGATTAGCAATTCGCCCCATCCAGCGGTCAATCACTGCATCCCAGTCAATACGACGCATCTTAATAGTCATACCCAACGGACCAAGGTTATCTTCAAAGGAGTCAGGTTGCATTGCACCATAATTAAAACGGGCGGGGACAGTATTTGAGGGCACAACATTCCCTTCGTTATCTACTATTGAAGGTGGTGGTGGCTCAGAAGCAGCCCGCAACTTTTCCTGTTCGATTACTCGCTCTAAGTATTCTTGCTCACCTTTTTGTCTAAACGCATCAGCTAGCTTTGCACGAGCCAATGCTAATTCTTCATCAACACCACCTGCTTTACCTAAAGCATCCTCATAAACAACTCTCATCTCATCAGATAGACATTGAGCATAGAGTCCATGAGTAACGGCATTACGATTGCCACGTTGTCCACCTTTTCGTTTTGCGCCCGCATTAGATTGTGATCGATCACTATTACGCACGCGCTCCCCGTCAGGCTTCCCATAATTATGCGTAACATCATGTTTATATTTATTATTTTTAACGTTACCATTGTTAATGGCTTTATGTTTCCGATCAGAATTATGATCATTTTTTCGATCATTACGATCATTTTGCTGATAGGAACGAGAGATGTCAGCCAATTCAATCTCACCCTTCCTATATTTTGTAAGAGATCGAGTCAAGGAACCAAGCGGAACACCTTCATCTTCAGCAAACTGTTTGTTTTTATATGATTGGTCCTGCTCTTGCCGTTGAAACAACAACGACAAAAGCACAGACCAATCGTGTGTTGGTTTACGCGCCATCTCAACCCCCTAAGGAATAACAACTATTTCGACGTGAGATGGAGCTATGTTTAAATCAGATTCACCTCCTGCCTTTTCGGTCTCAAGATTTTTCAATCTCTTTGATAAATCAGAGATTTTTTTCTTAAGCACTTGTCGCTCCTTATCCCATTCAGCTCGTTCTGATTCAAGCTGTTCTCGATGGTTCTTTTCTAAAACAGTTAGCCGTCTTTCTAGATCCTTTTGCAATTGCTCCATAAGCTTATTTTGCAATTCAACTAATGATGTTGCCCCTTTGACAATTAATTCGTCAGCACGTAAATCATCAAGACGTTTATCACGAATCTTAATGAAAAAGCTCCACATACCTGCACCACACAGCGCAGTTACCACTGGAACAATCACATCTGTCACCACAAAAGCTTCATTTGCTGCCATCGGGTTCTACCTCATTGTTTACCCAATCACGAAGTGACTTCTTATCGACGTTGCACTCCTTGATAATGGCTCTTTGCTCTAAATTTAAGGCCACCGAATCTTCAAAAAACTCACCCTTCAGTTCACCGTAAGGACAATCTTTAAGCCACTTTTCTGGCGGGTATACCTTCTTTTCCACCGTCTTAGTGACTGTTATCGTTTGTGTCTGAGCGGAGCAGCCTGATAGCATAATCAGGCATACGAACGCGCATACACTTAGATTTACCCCCTCCATTACTCACCTCCGTTCTAAGTTTATTTAACTGCTCGTTTAACTGGTGGGTAATCTTTTTTTGAGAAATTTCACGTCCTGAAGATATTTCTCGCTCACGCTCTAATGCGGCTTCTGACTCAACATATCTAAGATTTGATGATTTCAAATCTAATTTTTGTTGTTCATTTGTCTGCTGAAGTAGCGAAAATGATGCAGATAAAACTTCTTTGTCTTCATGAAGTGTCTGGATATTGAAATACTGGACGCCTATGACGCCCAGTAAAACAATCCCAGAACCACTCATTAAAATGAATGGATTCATAGGAATTTCATCTCCAACCACCATCGCCAGTTTCGAGAAACATACGTTTTGGTTTCTTTTGCGTGTTTGCCTGTAACCTGTGGTAAACATTTAATAATGTCACTATACAAATTAGGGTTCCCACACAATTTTTGAGATTTCAATATCCAGCCCGCACCTGCGTTATAGCTAGCCCAACCAAGCGATATTTGATCAGCCATTGGACGAGGAGAACTCCACATTCTCAACCGACTGGCCATATAGAATGCCGCAGCTTCGATATTATGTTCGACGCTAAAAACAGACACTCCGCTCCATCCCATCTGTTTTGACACTTCTTGCCACGTCCCAGGCATAAACTGACCGATACCAGACGCGCCAACATAACTCACGGCGTTTGGTTTTAAATGACTCTCTTGATAAAGCTGAGCTTTTAGAATTTCCATTCCATACACGGCTTCATATTCGGGTAGCCATCGTTTAGCAGCCTTACGGATCAAGTTATCGTATGTGCTAGGAAAGGACGCTGCCGAGGAGGTAGCAGGTACTAGCAAACATAACGCACTGATAGATAGCAACAGAACGGTAATCGCCTTTCGCAACCGCTTTTTCAATCCATTCATTACAAACACCTTGTTTACCATTAAAAACTTTGCGCATAGCAGTCAGCAACGCTAACGCTAAGCACACGATAATCACCTTCATTCCGATACCAGCTAATGCTGTTGTACCAATCATCACTGCATTCATTTCTTCAGGCATATGTACTCCATAAAGTTAAGTTATTAAAAAGCCCCAGCATTTTGCTGAGGCTAATAGTGTGTTTCGTAATGGTTTCCTGTGCATCAACACAAATTTATATATATTCGAACATTATCTAGATATCCTCTTCTGTAATAAGTACCTCCACACCGTGCCACGCCTTGCTGCATGTGGCATTAGCTTGTGACACTTCCACGCCTAATCTCACGCCTATCTCACAGTGAACGCATTGTTTTTCATGAAATTAAGACATAAAAAAACCAGCTCACTGGCTGGCTTCTTTGGATTATTGGTTAATTAAGGTCATCAGGCTGCGCTTAATACTGCAGTCGTTATCTCTCTCGCCAATACGGGCGGAACTGCATTACCAATCATCATTTTGGTTGCTGTTTTTGATTTGGGCCAATGGTAATCACCATCAAAGGTTTGAGCAGACGCTAACTCTCTTATGTTTAACGGTCTAATGTACTCTCCCATCACCAGGGAATGCTTATTCATGGTGGTAACAGTACCTAACGGCTTATCTAGTGACCTTCCGCTACGTTCGGCACCATATGCATTTAGAGTCAGCTAAGGACAGTTATTAATTTATCTCGTTTTGATAACCTCCCAATTACCGCTACCAGCTTTAATCTATAAAAATAAAATAAATTTTATTGGGCGAAGCCGACTTAATGTGGGTTAGTGGGCTAAGTGCGAAGTCACTTATCCACTTATCCACAGCCTTTAAATAATAATCTTTATTCTCTTTATATGATCTTTATTCTCTTTAGCAGAGCTAAAACATCCCTGCAAGCCGCGTCCTTATTGGCTTTCAAATTTAGTCATGTGTAAATGGGATCACTTTAATGTGTAAATCAGTTAAGCTAGATATGTATTTCGGATCACTTTAATGTGTAAATCAGTTAAGCTAGATATGTAAATCAGTTAAGTTGATTGCTGTGTTATCCTCTTACTGTGTAAATAAAACCGCTTTACACAGTAACACCCGCAAGGGTAGTATGTAAGCATCATCACCTTACATAGTTAATGCAATGGAACGCGAAATAACAATTAAGAAAAATTCAATAATCTACGTATCTAACAAGCTATTAGACGCCATTTTTAAAATGTCGCTCTCTGAAAAAAGAGTTATGTGGTATGTGCTTAAAGATTATAAATTCAATGACTTATCAACGGTCTCTCTTGACGGAACAATAAAGCATAACGTATATGCAAAGCTTTATAACATTTCTATACAACAGGCATCTAAAGAGGTTAGGCAAGCATGTCTGTCGTTGCCTGATAACTCATTCTTTGTGCCTCGCCCTGAGTGGGATGGAAATATTTTAGAAGAGCTTGATCAACAGATTTATACAAAATCGGAACTCAACGAACTAAAAGCTTTCTCAAAAGGTAATGTTGTTGATGTATGTGATTATGGGTGTAGGAAAGGTGAGAGTGACGTGTATTTTACTCGGTCGTTCTTACTACATGCCATTCCAGTGAAGAACTATTTTACGCAGTATCGCTTATATGAAGCGGATTCACTTACTAATGCTAATCATATTGCATTGTATGAAGAACTGCAGCGTTGGATAGATACAAAGGAAGGTGAGGGTATATATATCACAACACCTATCCGTCTGATTAATAAGCTTCAATTGCCGAAAACATATGAGTCATATCCTCAGATGAGACGTGGATTTATTACTCCAGCAATGAGTAATATTAATGAAAATACCGATTTGAATGTAAATGTTGAAGAGGTGAGAGCTGATCCTAAGAACAAGAGATCTAAGGTTATAAAGTTGTATTTCCATTACTCAAAGAAGAAAAAGAGTGAGCTTGTTGCATTGGAAGCTTAACCAATTTACACGTTAACCAATTTACACGTTAACCAATTTACACGTTAACTAATTTACACGTTAACTAATTTACACGTTAACTGATTTACACGTTAACCTGTGGATGTGGCCAATAACTCAGTGTTTTGATGTAAAAATGGGTTACAGATAAGGTCTTTCTGATTAATTAAACGTGTAAATCAATTAAATTTGGTTAACTGATTTACACGTTAATCCATGGATACGTCTTAAATTTAGCTTAATAACTAAGTATTTTGAGATGTAAACGAGTTACAGACTAAAATTAGGCCGATCAATTGAACGTGTAAATCAATTAAGCTTGATTAGTTAACTGATTTACACGTTAATCCATGGATACGTCTTAAATTTAGCTTAATAACTAAGTATTTTGAGATGTAAATGAGTTACGAGCTAAGGTCTTCCTGATCAATTGAACGTGTAAATCAATTAAGTTTGGTTAGTTAATTATATTAACTGATTTACACGTTTAGCCAGCAATGGTACTTTTCTAATGCCTCAAGCATTTTATGATCCACATGAGTATGAATGTACGTCTTGTCTAATTTTGACAGAGCGTGGTTAAGCAGCATTTCCCCTACCATATAATCTACACCTTGATCGGCCCATACTGTACGAGCAACTTTTCTTAAATCATGCGCAGCCCAATTCCCTTTTGATAGTGATCTAATACTTCTACTTGCAGAGCTTCCCGGTAAACACTTCCCGTCTTTCTTTGTGCTCGGGAATAAGTATTGCCCTGTGTATCCTTTTTTCTTTTGAAGTAAGCGATATTCGTTTAGTAATCGCTTTGCTTGTTCTGTCAGTGGTAAACGATGAGATGTTTTGGTCTTTGTATTGACCGCAGGAATAAACCAATAATTATTATCAATGTCGCTCCACTTAGCTTTCCTCGTTTCACCAATCCGGGTCCCATGCAAAAGCATCATGACAATAAGGTGTTTAATTGCATAGTTTTTATCTTGAATAGTTTTAATAATTAAAGGGATATCATCAGCTCTGATGCTCGCATCTTTAGGGGTGATTTTTGCTTGTATGAAGTCAGTAAAAACTAAATCAGAAACGGGATTGTGTTCGATGTGGCGTAATAGTGCTGCTTGCTTGAATGCAACTTTTAGAACGGAAAAGATAAGCCTGACGTTTGATAGTGAGTACCTCGCTTGTAGTTCCCATATTAATTGCTCATCAATTAACGCATGATTTATATGAATGAGTTGTACTAATTTCAGCGGTGGAAGTAAGTGTTTATCAATAACTGAGCGGCAGTTTTGTTTCCGTTCGTCTGACAACTTTCTATCTGTTGTCATTCTGTCACGATACCAGGTTAATACATCCCCACACGTTTCAAACGTACCTATTTCAATATTGGATGAAGCGTCAATAGCTAGATCAACAAGTAATTCTGGTAATCGTCGATTAACGATTGTTGTCGTGATGTCAGGAAATCTACCAATTTTCGGCCATTTTTGTCCTCTTCTTAAATACCAAGTCGCTTTTTCTCTATTTTTATGAAAACGAACAACTAACGGTCTTGCTGGATCTTTAATTTGTCGGATTGAAGGGTTTTTAGCGGCTCTTTTAATGGCCGCATCAGAGATAGTAACTTTGAGTGTGCTCATTTTTATTCAGCCAAAGCCTGTTATTGATTAAAAATTACTCAATCAATGAGTTTTAAATTAAAAAACCTGTACAATGTACAGGTTTTTGATATAGTCGGTTACGTAAACAAGGAATGATGCAAACAACAAGGTGACGTTATCACCACGTTTAAATTCATTCGACTACAGGAAAATATTAATGAAGGCATTGAAAGTTCCAGGCACAGCAAAGCGAGCCAAAGTAGTGATAGCTTCAGCTGAGTTCTTGGATAATTACGTTATGGGTTTAACTGTAAGGCAGTTTTCTGATTTTCGTAAGGATGCACAACGCCTAGCGAATGAGCTAGGTGATGCCATAAAGTTAACCGGCGAGAAAGTAACGGGTGAAGAAATTCAGCTTACGATTAAGCCGCAATATTGAAAGAGTGGCAGAGGTGAGGCGTATCTCCCCGACCAAAGCTTGATACGCCTCAAACGCAAATCCCATGCAAAAAGGACATAAAAATGAACCAGCAACAATTAGCTCGTTATGAACATTCCGAGCGTCTTATCGCAGCGCATATTCATTTAATGCGTAAACCACTTTCGCATTCTAAGCAGCTACAAGCAAAGCTGCAAGCCAAAGTAATGAAATTGGACGCTAAATTAGCGACAAATCTGCATAAGCTATTCAAGTTAATCAACTCAACTGTCCAGCCGTAATAGGATCACTAAAAATGACAACTCAGAAAACAGTAGCAATTGCGCTTCAGTCTGCATTAAATCCGGCACGTTTTCAGCTTGATATTGCTGCGGGTAAAACTCAAGGTACAGCACATACGGCTGTTCAAGTAGCTATCACAATGGTAAATCAAGCGGAAGAGCTGGCTCTTGAGCAATACAATGTTGAAGTTGATGAATTCAACGCATTATGTGATCAACTTGAAGACACCGATTCAAAGTTGAATATCGCTAGTCTTGAGCTTTCACATCTAAAAAGTGAAATTGATGATATTAAGTTAGCTGCTAATCAAACTGTTCTGCAAGGCGAAAAAGACATGGCGGCAGCTAAAGTTTCTCACTCTCAAACTAAAAATATGCGTGAAGAGCTTAAAAAACTGCAAGCTATGCAACCGGAAAAGTTAAAGCTCAAAGTTTCCGAACAAAGGAAAAAACTTGATGATCGTCGTGAGCTGCTTGACTCTCAGCGTCTTAAAATTCGTGATTTGAAATCAAAGCTTACCGAGTCGGAAACAAAGCGTGTAGCTTTAGTCGGTCAAGCAACGATGCTTGAAGATGAAGTAAAGGAATTACGTTCTCGATTAATACATCACGATGGTGAAGTAGATCAAAAGGTTTACCACGGAAAAGATGGTCTAGAAATGTACCTTTACACATTTGAATGGGGCTTAAATTTTCGACCAGCAAGTGCTGAAATCAAGATTGTTAATGATGTGACATGGCACATGGAAGTTAGAACTAACTACGGTATCTGTGTCCTAGTTAGTGTTACTGAATGGTTAGCCCCGTTTTATCCTCCATGTGATTACTTAGCAGATCGTTGGGATAGCAGTGTCCATGATGCACTTGTTGAGAAAATTACTGCGCGCATGGAGTTATCACACCCACATTTGGTTGAGCGTGTAGAGTGGGCGAAAGAAAGCTACCTTGATGAAACCGATTTAAATGAAAAGCATGTTGCGGCCTTAAATGCAGCTGGCTTCCACTCTCTTTACAGCGTTCTGCATGTGCCACCAGCAAAACTACTGGCCCTTGTTAAAGACCAGGGAGAGAAAGACGAGTCCGTTAAAGAGAAAATCAAAGGCTTTGGTGAAGTATCAGTTAAGCAAGTTTACAGCAAGCTTCACAATATCGTTGCTGAGTGGGAAAGCCAGCATGAAGCATGGAAGTCCGTTAAACAGGAACGTAATGTCGCTTAATATTAACTCGACTACAGCCTGTCTGGTATAGCATTCAAAATAAGTAACAACACCCTTAAAAATCAAGGTGATATTACAAAGTGATTAGCCGTGAAAAAATTCAGTTAATGACTGATGGTAAATATTATGCTTATCAAAGTCGTAGTTCTAAATGGTGGGCTGGTAGGTTTCATAAAGATAGAAAAATATTTATAACAAATTGCAGGACACTACATCTTGTTAAGTTCTGCAAGAACATTAAATATTGAATTTAATTGCATTATCAGTTCACAGAGGCCCATTTGGTTACGGTTACTACCTTTTAAATTTAAAAGGTAGTAACAAAGGATCTGAGTTCTGACTCACTGAAATAATTACAACGTGGAATGGTGACAAATGAGTAGTCAAACAATCGTCCCAACACCTCACGGCACAGTTGTTGTTAAGTACAACCAATATGATTTTTTAATTGATGCCATGTCGGTGAATCTTACTTTAACACCATCGGACCTTTTTGGCTGGGGTGTATCGCAGTCCATTCCTATCAATAATATAGATGTTGATACCGATATGAACCAATCAAGTGGCGAACTAACATTAGAATTTATTGGTAAGTGGGCAAATAACGCCATTGTTAAATTAAGGGCATAATTTTTAGCTGGTGGTTTTATTTCCACCAGCAACAACAAAATACATTTAGAGTTGATATTATGGGTAGTAACGAGTCATTGATTTACGGGCAATTAAATCAAGCCACATTCACCGACTTTATTAGTCGTCTTTCAGTAGAACAAAGCGGTAACCGTCCTCACGCAACCGCTAATCCTCTTTTTTCAGTGCAAAACGAGAAGTTGGTATGGACGCGAGATAGCGAATCTTGTCACCAACTATCACGTATATTCTTTTGTGTTGATGATCATTCATCATTCGATAGCTACGAAGAAATGTTAGCCGAGATAATTAGCGATCAAGATAGCGCAGAAGTAAACATATTCACGGATCATATCAATGAAAATAATATTGATACCTCAAATTTAGAAGATATTGCAGAAGCCATTAATGTTGTATTTGATGATGAATATGACGCTTGCGTTATGTATGGCAATTACGAGTGGGAACATATAAACACTCATATCACACCAGAAGCCGCTCACGCCTTTATTGAACGTAAGAAGCATGATTACCGTAAGTTACGTGTTTATGCTGTCAGCGCCTATTTGTGTTGGGAAATGAAAGCAATTATTGATGGTTTGGTAAATGGTTCTATTCAATATGTAGATAAGGCTATTGGCTCAGATGTGGGGAATTTGTTTTATGAGTTTGCTGATGGGTTGGTTATAGCACTATGTGAAATCGAATCAATAGGAGGAATTGGTGGCGATCCCGCATGGTTGAAATACACGGTAAAAATGAAGCAAGGTAATACTTATGAAGTCTATGAACACCGAAAATATATTGAGGGTAGATATAAGTTAAGAAACTTACCTAGAGAAACCCTCATTAAAATGTGGGAAGAAAGCTGCAAGGTGGTTAGATAATGAAGTGCACACCAATGATATTCAATACTGAAATGGTCAGCGCTTTATTGGAAGGCCACAAAATCGTTACTCGTAGACCATTGAAACCTCAGCCTACAAAAAGTGGAAGGGGTTATATACATTGGCATAGTAATATTTACAAAACAATGGTTAATCTTGATGCTGTAAATTCACTTTCCATGCTTGAAGGTTTCCTTTCTGCTAGCGATATATGCCCAGTTGCATCAATTGGTGATCTTATTTGGGTTCGTGAGACCTTTCAGGGGCCATTATTTGATACAGAAAAAATGCCTGAATACCAAGAAAATAGCACAAAGTTTGAAACCCCTGAATATTGCATTTATGCAGCGACTGATAAAAAGCAAGAGTTCTACGACATGGATGATAATTTAATTTGTCGTTGGCGGCCATCAATTCACATGCCAAGGTGGGCTAGCCGCATTACTTTAAAAGTAACGGATGTTCGTATTGAGCGAGTTAAAGAAATCACTGACGCTCAAGCAGAAAAAGAAGGGATGATGACAACTGAAGCGTCTCAGAATGCTGCGATTGCTGGTGGTTTAGGTTGGTTTGAACGACCATCTGTACAATTTAAAAATTTGTGGCAACGGATATATGAAAACTGGGAAAGTAATCCGTACGTGTGGGTGATTGAGTTTGAAGTCATTAACCAAAATATTGATAAATATATTAGCAAGATGAACGATGACCAAAAAGAAACGTTGGCGCAAATTTAACATTAACGGGATGGAGGTCGGGATTGCTGCAATAATTCAAGACTATCAGCCTTGCGTGCAAGTTACAGTGATATTTGGCTCTGAGAACCCAGTAGCTTCGATTTCACGCTACTGGGATATGAAGAGCTTATATTCAGCGCAAAACTTTATAGATAGCGCTACTGATGCTGATATGCGCCGTGCAATTAACAACATGCAGCTAGACATTATAGCTGCACAAAAAGTACAGCATTTATTGATTAAGTATAACAACGTAACGCCTGAGCCAGAATGGAAACGTTATGCCAAACAAATAAAAGGTTTGTAGCATTCAATTAGATGATTTGTTATTAAATAATGGTGACATAACAGACCATTTTTAGTATCTAATCATATTTCGGCGGTACATCTGTACCGCCTTTATTTTTTTGTGGTTATAGAAACCTGTACAATGTACCTGAATGTTCGGTAAAGTAACGGAAAACTACAGGAACCGACAGATGACTAACAATCAAAAACTAAAAATTATTCAAAGACACTTCAAGCTAAAGGGTGAAAAGGTAATTGAGATTTGCCTCTCAGATAGTATCTATACTGTTTATAGCTGGCGATCAAGTCCTAGTACAAATCGATATAGAGCAATGCCGTCCGCGAAGTATAAGTTGTTGGTTTTATGGTTGATCGATAAAGGGTTAGTTGCTAGCGAAGAAGAGTTAAATACCATTTTAGAAGAGGCTTAATGCCTCTTTTTTATTAAGAAGCATTAAATTGATACTTATTAACTTTCAAATCACTACCAATTAGATATTTGTTAGATATTCGCTAGGTATCTAATTACTGCTTGTTTTTATCTTAATAGCTCTACTCAACAAAGCCAAGGCTGAACCATCTTTGATCATCTTAGCGTCAGCTCTGATAACAAGCCATCCAAGTAAAGCCGCCTCAGTATACTTAATGCAGTCCTCATGAAATCCGGTTGGCGTTAAATGCCGTGATTTTTGTGTAATACGACTACCCGATGTAGTATCAAAACGTTTTTGTCCGTGAGTGTAGGTGCCACCCTCAACCTCTACTGCAATAAGAAGTTCTTTCCATGCGAAATCAAACCTCCATCGTCTAGTTGGGTGAAAACGAATTTCATTTTTCCCCCAACTAGGCGTGGGAAGTCCTGCTGTCACGATCTGTATTGCAAATGATTGCTCCAGGCTAGATGGTTCACCTCTTCCTCCACGTTTAGCTGGAATACATTGCAAGGGTTTTCCATCGGTTATTTTTGTTTTTTTAGTATTGCTATACTTTTTCAGAGATTGAGTTGCAATAGGATTTCCTGCTTTTGCTATTTTTTCCAATTCCAACTCATTCATAACATTCTTCATCCTGCTATTACTATCTACAAATAGGTGCTAATTGGTTTGAGTGCAAAACCAGCCATTTCTAGCAATAAACGTAAGCTCGAATAATCAATACGCCGTGAGTCACCGTCTTGAGCAATCCAATAACGCACACCACGCGCACTTCGTCCTATAACCCTACCAATGCGCTCACCTGATATTTCACTGCCCGTAAGACTCCCTGAGCGCAATAAAATGGATGCCTTTAACCCTTTAATCATATGTGTTGTTGGTGCTTTCCAACGTTTGCACGGTATTTCTTCTGGCATTGACCATAGCATCCAGCAACGAATGTCATGCTCTTCACGATCAACATTCCATTGGATATGTTTACCGGTATTAAATTTTGCTGGTGGTACAGATTCTGGATTAGCTGAGTGAACAAAGACAAAACCTGTTTTATCCATCATTTTTTTACATAACTTAAAATACATTTGTTCTGCTCGGACTGGATCATCGGTATCAGTAAATTCTACCCATTCGTCGTGTTTTTCTAGTAAGGCATCTTGACTCCAAAATACTTGGTATAGCTTCCCCATATTATCTCCTTTTCCTTTAATTATAGGCGCAATGTTCCTAATATAAAAATCATCGATTAAACGACCTATTATCTAAACGGCTTTTATTGAATTAAATAAAACCTATTCCCTCTTATTATTTATATTTAGATCTTTTAAAGAAGGGATATAGTATAGATATAATATGGTTATAATATAGATAACGGAAAAATTGAAAATAGTGATATTGGATTTATATTGTTATTTTTCAATATGTTATTTTATTTGTGTATCTCAAATTACTGTTTGTATGTATCTCAAATTACTGAAACCCGTATCTCAAATTACTGAAACCCGTATCTCAAATTACTGAAACCCGTATCTCAAATTACTGAAACCCGTATCTCAAATTACTGAAAAAAACACTATTAAAATACTGTTTATACATGGTTATACCACTGGTTATTAACATACTTATTAACAGGTGTTTATGGGTGGACGTTAAACTACAGATACAAAAAAACCGCCTCGATGGGCGGCGTTTTTGTATCTGCAATCCTATGTCTTACGTAGTAACTGATGCCGAACTGAAAAGTAGGCCCCTGTCGCTATTGCAAGAATAATCAGTGATTCTTCTTGTCCCCATAATGCTAATGAAATCATATTAATGATAGCAACACTAAATGTTAGTTGTGGATTTCTTAAAACGGCTCTGTAACGTGATCTTACCGTTTCACTTAGATGACTAAGGCTTGAGTGTAGTTTTGCACTCAAAATTAGTGACATGATGCTTCTAGAAACTATAACCGTAGTTGCAATAATCGTTAGCCAATTAATTCCGTACTTTATCCCAATCCAGCCAATGACAAGAGGGAGTACGTTAAATAAGGTGAAATTTTTATTCATTGGTTAGGCTCAATAAAAACGCCCCATTGAGGAGCGTTTAAGTGTATTTGGTTTTTTATTTCCGCATGATACGGTCTGTTTCTTTATCGATGTAAGCTGTGGCAATACCTGTTGCGCTTAACAGTTTTAATGCAATAGCTACTTTTTGACGGAAAGATCGGAGATTGTGAGAGTTTGAACCGCATAATTCCATTAGTGTCTCAACTTTAATTGCATACGTGTTATTTTTTCTGTGAGATGAAAAATACATCTGTAACCATTTTGCAATCTGATTATTTTTCAGCGCCAGGCGACGTTTATGATCAATACGAGCAAAACCATTTTCAGTAAAAAACTCAATTAGCTCTGGTGGTAGGCGGTATTTCCATGTGCGAGCCATTTCACCATTTAACTCTTTGTATTGAAAAGAATCTACAAGGTTAAAGTTGAATCGATGATGGACAATGACACCATTGTTTTTTCTAGTAATCAAACCTTCGATGTTTGCATTGCTAAGTCGTCGCATCGAATTCAGTAATCGATCATAATAGAATGATTGTTGCGGCTGACATAATGACGTCATTATGTCAGCTCGTTTAAATGACAATTCCTTTGATATGTCAGCATCACGAGCGTAGTGCAGCAGTTCTAAATAAACGTCCAAATCATCTTGTCGTAACTCTTTACCGACATATGTTAATTCAAGCTTCGTTTCTTCACCGTCAACGCGGGCAACGTTTAGGTGGTTATCTAAATGCCATATCTCTCGTTGCTTACTTGTCCCAAGACTAAAAATCGCAAAACGACATAATTCATTCGGTAAACATCGGACAGCTTTGGCCCAAGGTTTTTTAATTAATTTACTCATTTTGCCACCTCAATACCGCCAATAGCAGAGAACAAGCTAGGTAGAAAAGCAGAGAACTCACCCGCAAAAAGAACCATATCTGCATCAAAACGTTGAGCATGGTCTTCATGGTTTATATCTTGATTTTGACTTGTTAATTCGTCAGAAAATTTACACCGTTTGATTGAAAAATCATCATTGAGAATAAAATCAATTCGGTCTTGCCAGTTAATCGCAAGTTTAGTAACAAATTTATTGGCATCAATATGCGATAGTATCTCAGAACAACTTAAATCTTGTTGTTTACAGCGAAGCACTGCACCATCTTTTTCTACTTGTTTTAATTCAGCATCCTCACCAATAGTAAAGCCAGTAGGGACTGTATTATATTTAATCCATTCAGTCATTGTTACTGCAATTGGGTTGCTGGCAACAACTGGAACAACAGGTAATGATCCGATTGTTTTCCGAAGTAAAGCTAATTGGTCTTCAGCTTTTTTGTATGAGCTAACATCGACAAAAATAATATTTAGTTTGGTACAGATCCAAATATTAGTTTTTGAATTACGTGAAAATGCCTTTGGTAGCAAGTCCATTATAATTTCGTCTTTTAATGTGGCTTTTTCTGTTCTCTTGAGTGTGCAGCCTTTCTCCGATTCTAGAATCGCAACTTTTTCTGTTAACTCATCATCTATGACCGATGAGGGGATTATCTTCTCTTGTTTTTTTGTTGTTAGAATAATCCAATCACCACCAACATGAAGTAGTTGATCACTATGTTTACCCATTGGTGAAACCCATCCATATTTACATATATCTTGGCTTTCACAAGGTACAAATTTGAATTCGGCTAGCTGCGTTGCAAGTTTGTTATAATCTAAGTTAATTGGTCGGGTGATACGATAAGCCAGAATATTAGTAGGCTTCATTGTGGTTATCCTTTTTTTATTACTATTTTACGGAGATCATTCGTAGTTCAGATTGCAGTTGATCTAGTTCAGATCGTTCTGCTCTCAACGCTATATTTGCATTAGCAAGACGTTTTTCTCGTTCTGCTATATCACGTCGAAGCTGTCCTTCCGTTTTGTTGCATTCATCCAGCCCGATGAATAATTGCTTGTTTTCTCTTAATATTTCCAGGTAAGGACTATGGTTGTCCATATTTGCAGCGTCGATATTAAGCTTCTCATACACTTCACGATTAGCGTATTTGCAGTATTTATGAATCATTTCACGACATGCTGCGTATTTAATGCCGTTAACCGCCGCAACATCAGCAGGTTTTGCTCCATTTAATACAGCTCTTGTCACCGCCCTTTCTAGAACAAATTGCTCAGAATTTAAGTCTTCATTTCTTTCATTTGTCATTTTAAACCAGCCATTACCAAACGTTGTTTTCGACGCTACCACCGCACAAATAATAATTGCATTGCAACAACACAATCATGTTGTTGCAGCGGTGGTTATTGCATATTCAAAATGTCAGGGTAACAACATAAAAATGTTGTGGCTGTTTTGTTGAGCTAGATCACATTACTTGCTTAATTTTCATCGAACTCAACACTCCCTGACTCAATTCCCTTAACAATTTTACGTCCTTCATCGGTTAAATTTATCAACGTTGGGGTCCGTCTCATTGCGGGGATTTTTTTACACTCGATAGTTATATATCCAAGATCCTGTAAGGCTTTTAGTATGTGATTTTTCTCCTCAACTCGTATGCCAGCATTTACATTTAGACGCCTTGTTAAGTCAGTCATAGCAATTGTGTTTTTTTTTGCATTTCTCAGCATGATGAGGACACGAACTTCTGCATTTTTGAGCATATTATTATCCAATATTTATATAGAAAAACTCATGCTACATGATGATTCCTGTATGCGCCATACTCTAACTTATTGATATTGCATGTTAATTACCTTTATTATTACATTAATCATAAAGGTGTTAGTTACGCTTATAATTACGTTTTAAATATATTAAATGCTGATTTTCACTTTGTCCATTATTGGATTGATAAATAATGAATTTTTATTATAAAAATGATGATGATTAATTAATGTAGTTGATGGGATTTTAATGAGTTTCTATATTGGTTTGATTGTCATCGTATAGATATAGATTTTATTTCACTGCAGTTTTTAAGCCATAGTAGACAAAGGCGATTATAGCTATTAACATGGTTACTTAAAGCGTAATTAATAACGTAATTCATAACGTGTTAATTGTTGTTTTTTGTTCAAGACGGTTATTGATTAGAAATGAAAACTGAAAAGAGAGTTGATGCCGCATTAAAAATGGCAAAAGAGCAACAGCTAAGACCTAAGAAATGTCCTTACTGTTACGGGAAAGGTGAAACCAAAGGAGTGTTTGGTGATTCATTATGGGAGTGCTTTCATTGTGATGGAACTGGTTATTACGGTAATGCCACCAGCATTGCAAAATGGTTTCGTTTAGTGCTTATGCAGAGAACGAAGCTACTTCTTGATATTCGTAATCAGTTTAAGTCACTACAAGCAGAAAATAATCTCCTTAAACAAATTTATCCCGACTGGAAAGAAAGAATAAATATTGAAATGGAGGATAAATGTATTAGGGAAAACCATTCGAGATTTGATTGATATTCGCGCAGAAGGATAATATGAAAGAGTTAGGAATATATAAAAAACACATAAGAAACAAAAGGTTATTAACTTTTTGCTTGCATGACGTTATCTATTTAATATCAATTAGATATCGAATAGATACCGTCTCTGGAGGTTATGCTTTAGCTGTTAGGGATGGTGGGAATTTGAATCATGCAATTATTCAATTAATAAAGGAATTTCCGATTTTAACCCATCATCAAGCATCGGAAATTATCATATATCACCGTAAATTTGGACGATAAGATGCAATTACCAAATAAAAAATATGATTTGTTATATGTTGATCCGCCATGGAAGTACAACAATACCATTTCGAACGGAGCGGCAGAAAATCATTATTCATCAATGACACTTCCTGAAATGATGCAGATGCCGATTAACAATATCACAAAGCCAGATTGCATGTTGTTTATGTGGCATGTGTCTACTCATCCAATGGAGGCGTTGAAGCTGGTTGAAGCATGGGGGTTTAAGTTTAAATCCATGAAAGCATTTACATGGATTAAATTAAATAAGCGATTTCAACAGGTACTTAAAAAGAAGTTTTGCATAAGCAATGATGAATTCGATCAACTTGGTGAACTTGAAGTGCTTCAGTTGTTGCGTAGTTTTTCAAAGATGAATGGTGGTAATTATACCCGAGCTAACAGTGAAGATGTTCTTGTTGCAGTTAAAGGTAAGGGATTGGAAAGACTGGATGCTTCAGTTAAGCAGATAATTTTTAGCCCTATTGGTGAACCATCAGAAAAACCAGCTCAAGTGCGACGTGAGATTGAACGATTGTATGGTAATGATATTGATCGGCTTGAAATGTTTTCACGTCGAACGCTAATTGGATGGGATACGTTTGGAAACGAGGTTGGTAAGTTAGATTCTATCAAAGAAGTAGCATGACAAAGTAAACAATATCTACCTGATACCTTAAAAATATCTAGTAGATATTTATTAAATACCTTTTAAATGGTTATTTATTATTTGATTGGTATCAAATAAGTATTTATAATCAAATCCCATGCAAATCAATAAGGACATATCATGATCACTATTTTCTTTGGCCAAAAGGGTGGAGCCATGAAATCGATTGGCTCAGAAAATTATGCTGTTGAGTTGGCGCACAGAGGTAATTCAGTGTGTCTTGTTGACGCGGACCCACAAGGAACCACTGCTGACTTTATTGGCTATCGAGAAGAGGCAGAAATAGAGCCTTATATTACATGTGTTCAAAAAGAAGGAAGATTAACTCAAACATTACGTGAATTAGACACAAGATTTGATCATGTTGTTGTTGATGTTGCAGGACGTGCAGATGATGAGCATTCACAAGAAATGCGCTCTGGTCTGTTAGCTGCTCATGTTGCTATTTCTCCATTCCGACCTTGCCAAGATAATATAAATACCATCCCTAAAGTAGATCAAATAATACAAACAGCGTTGGATTTTAATGAAAATCTTAAGGTATTTAGTCTAATTTCAATTGCGCCGACGCATCACGCAGTTAAAGAAACAGATGAGGCTCGTGAGATAATTGCATCATGGTCATCAATGCAGCTTCTTGATACTGTTATTCATGATCGCAAGGTCTATCGTGATGCATATAGTAAAGGTTTAGGTGTTGTCGAAATGGATAATAAAAAAGCGGCAGAAGAAATCAAATCATTAGTCACAGAAGTTTTGGAGAATGTACATGCAACAGCCTAAGTCTCTTAGTAGCAGAATTAATTCAGACAAGCAAAAAGCAGAAGATGCGTTTATTTCGGGTAAGCCACTTGAAGATAGCTCTCCAAAAAATAAAGATTTGATGCCGTGGGAAAAAGAATTAGACAAAACTAGCGCGTCTGAAAAAAATGTTAATGTATTACTGAATGAACATTATCGTGAATCTGTTAAAAAGCTGCATACGTTATCGTCTAAGTACAATAACGGTAAGCATTTGATGCAATTAGTTTTATGTTCAGGTATTGATAATTTAATTGCTGAATTAGAACAAAAAAAAGATCAAGATTAACCAGTTAGAAAGACATAAGTTATTCCATGAGTCTTTAGTCGATTTAGAAAAAGGAGCCATTTACGGCTCCTTTTATGTATGACATAAAACCATAATTATACAATAGGAACAATGTGCCTATTTTGTTGTTAAAAAGTGGCTATCTCCAGCATTAATGCTTATTAGTCGTACATACCACGATCTAGTGCTGACTCTACATCACCATATCCAAATTCTTTTTCAATATTTCGTTTAGCATATAGCGGCTTATGCGTTCCTATTGGCAGTTGGCTAGTATCAATACTTGCGGCATCCAATAGTAAATTTCGTACAATTTCAGCGTGATCTGGCGAATTCATATTGATTAGCGCATCGAGTACCTTGTCATTAATATTTAATAGACTGGTATTTTGAAGCTGCTTAAATAAATCATTCCGAGTTGCTAAGGTGTTTTTTAGAATATCTGTTTCATTTGTTGCACTATCTAGTAAGAGTTGTAGTTCTGATTGCTTTTCATGTTGATCTGCAATTACTTGTTGAGATGCAAATAATTGTTCACGATATTGAGCTGCTTCAAATACAGCTGATGCAGTAAATGTATCTAGCACCATTTCTCGCTGTTCAGTATTGACGCCAGCCGCAGTTAAATTATCAAGAATGGCTTCTCGATCATATGTGTCATTATCAGCCGAATCTAAGACATACCCACGGTTGCTAGAAAACAGAGGATTATGGACGTAATCAAAGCCAAGTAGGTCAGATATAATTGTATTCTCGCCAACCTTCCCGCCACCAGCCGCCCAGGAAAACCCTCCAATTTTTGAGTTATGTAGTCCTAGTAGCTTTTGGCCTTCATTGTTATTAAGAACTTCTTGAGTGTGGGTAAGATTACCATCATCATCAATAGACATGTCTATCGTTACATTTGATGGAATAGCATCTACCACCATCATTTGTCCATTGGCCATTTTAACTGATACTTTTTCACCTAACGTTAACTTGCCCGCCATCTCACGCAAACCGTGGCCAACATAGCCAACCATCTCACGTAACCGGAGGCGTTCCTGCACCAATGGTGAATTAATGACTTGTTTTACATTGGCTAGGATATACCCACGTTGTTGGCCAGTGTACTCTCGACCAGTATCGAAAATATTAAATTTTAGTTCGATTTTTTGTAGGCCATTACTCATCTTGAGTCTCCATTAAATCGGCAATACAGCCGTAAATTAGTGATTTAAGTTCATTTCTATTAGATGCATCAGATACAGAATCAAGAACCTTATTAATTTCGTCTTTATTTCCACTATCAATAGCGGTTATTAGGCCCTTAAATGTATCTTCATTAACACGCAATACGTCAGTAAATAACCAGTTCGCCGTTTTATTGAAATCAAATTTGTTCATGTCTGGGTCTAACATTTGCATCATCGTTAAGACTGTTGTTGCAAAATTAGCACGACTGTCACGAGCAGTTGCTTCTTCACGCTCCAATACGTTATTAAGACTGTTAAATTCTAATCGCCATGGCTTATCTGTCTCTGTGTATATCTTTCCCCACTTCATTAGAACATGAAGCTCACAGAGCCGCTCTGAGCCGATTTTTATAGCGCGTCTAATCTGATTTGCTTTGATTGCTGCAATCATGGATTGCGTCCACCAACCGCCTTCACCTAATCCCCCGCTCATATCATCAGTGAATCCCAGGAGTGATTTATCTGCGCCTAAAGCTGAACAAAGTCTGTTTATATGAAAGTTAACGTCTTCAATTGCACTGATATTCACTTCCGATTGTTCTGTTTGTATATTGAGTGAACCTGAACCGTCAGCTGGAACGGGTAAGACGTGGTTATCAATAGTTGAAATATGACCTCGCAGCGCAGAACGACGAGACGAAAGATGCAATTTTCTTTTTAGTTGCGTCATTATCGTGTTGTAGTATTTAGCTGCTAGTGCGGGATTTTTATTACCTGTTTGTATTGTGATAAAACGGTCACGTTTAGCTGCATTTTGGCGTGATTGATTTAATGACAGAGTTGATTCATTCAAATCTGTCCATGGGTCAAACGCTGTGCGAATTAATGATGAACCATAATCCTGAGACTCGATGGGTTCTTCATTCATGAAATCATCATCATCAATATCAAACGCTAATGGATTAATTCGCAGTGGTTCAACATAGTTATTACCATCACCCCATTTCGGTATTTTAAACGCAACATATCGCCATGGAACCATGAGTTTAATGATTCCCTCACGCTCCAAAACGCGTTGATATTTTGATGTAAATCCACAAGGAAGGCCTGCACGCTCATACTGTGTCACGTAAGCAGGATGGGTGTAATGGTCATAGCGGATATGAACAATTCCTTTACCTTGATCCATGTATGGCCGTACATAGTTAATGCCATATTTAGCAGTTTGATAGGCAATAGATTCGATGTTTTCATTTAACCATTTGCCAATCGTATTACGTAGATCGGAAACGATTTTATCGTCAGCATTTTTTGTTGATTGGATAAACAGGATTTCACTTGTATCTGTTTTTGCTGATAGTGCATTTGCAACATGCATTTTTAATGCACTATCTATTGTTGGGTCATTTGCCATGCGGTCAAAAACCACATATCCCTCTGTACGATTACAGGGGAATGGAGTAATTAATGTATTAGTTTCTATTCCTGACTTATCGTCGTCATCATCAAGTAAATGGTGTATACCGCTAGGATCGTAATAACTGCTATTTGCAGGTAATTCATTAACGGCCTCTTGATCGCTTGACTTTAGACCAAGATATAAGCGAGATAGCAGGCTTTGTTTTTTTGTGGTCGCCGTCACTTGATGCCTCTTTACACGTTATTTAATTAGTAAAGGGTAACGGGCAAGGATATTCAGCGCAGCAACATAGATTTATTTGCGGAGGAAGGATGGGTATTAATAGGATACCAAATAGATATCCTATTAATATTTAGTTAAAACTTTTAGCTACAGCAAGTTGTTCTAGTTCGTCATCAATCATGATGTAACTATCAAACGTATCATCATTCATTTCTATAACGTGTAAGTCGTCATATTTCGCACCCATTTCTAAACGCTCGTCATGATAAGCGAAAGCTGCCAGAAGTAGGTATACTGAGTTTTCATAGTGTATTTTTTCAAGCCATTCTGCATCAATATATTCAAATTCCAGTAACCCATTTTCAATGAGTAGCTGTTTTACACCCCACCAATAAAAACCATATGCTCGATACCATAAAGGATCTTTATTTATCATTTTACTAATAGCATTGAGGAATGTGTTTTGCCATTGTTCTTCAGATTGCCCATCCATTGCTTCTTGATATAAAGGTACTAAGTCTTTTGGTGTTGGTATTTTAATGGTCATAATTATAAGCTCTCAATATGGATACCCATATCATAACGGGTATCCTTTAAGTATTAAACAAATATCTATCGAATATCTATCGAATATCTAATTAATGTTAATCAATGATTTCAAATATGGCCTTAATATCAACTTCTGACGGAAAGTACCACCAGCTACCTGCGTAGTCACCATCTCCAACCATGTATTTTGCGCCATATCGAACCTTTAAAATATCTTTAGCATTGAATAACTTACCATTCTTACCATTTTTATCTTGTAAGAATAAATACTTCATAGCGGGCAGTGGTGTACTGCGACGAGGGATGTTTACCTCTTTGAGATTATATTTAGCTGTAATGCCAATATTTAAAAAAGCAGTTTCAATTTGAGAACTGAGTTCTTTGTAATTTGGATTTTTCTTGATCTCGTTAAGTTCAGCTAGAGCCTGATCTCGTTCAACTTGCATAGCCTCTTCTGCTAGTTGATTTATGATTCCATCTGAGTAGTTATTTGCCCAATCTTCTATCTCATTTTTGTTATCTCCCATGGTACGAATTGAATTATAAACCTCTCGATTGAATTGAATGCGAATTGAACCACGGAAAGCTGATTTACGAGCCAATGCGAGTGGTCCACCAATAATTCTTGCTGCATCATTGAGACTCGGCTGTAATTCTGTCCACATTTGAGCGCATTTCGTTAATACATCGCCTTGACTAGCTTTGTCGCCATATTCAGAGAGTGCATCACGCCATTGATTACCAAAAAATACCGTCATAACATTGCGCCAATCATAGGAATCATCATTACGACGAGTTAACATTAGGTACGCTGTTGCAACTTCCTTCTTCAACACTGCATCATTAAGATCCGGATATACAAGGTTAACGCGATCCTCTCCTCTTGGTGCGGAAGCTTTTAGACCTTCATCAGTACGCCATAGTGCCGTTGAATATCCTAGCTGCAAGGTGTCACGATATTTAATAAATTGTTCTTTAGTTATTTTTTTTAGATCAGCGTAGTTATAATTTATGCTGAGTAACTTACGCTCTGTTATTTCTTCAGGACTATATGTTACTTTTTTCATATTTTCCGGCATATCTTCCATGGCACCTTCAAATATTGACTGTTCGCTATTACCGCTAACTAAAGAGCCCCACCATCGGTAAGAAATATTACCCGCTACAACCGAATAACTAACAATACGAGCTTTCGCATTTACTGACAGAATTTCAATGATGGTCCGATTGGTATTTTCAAAGCAATCTCCGGCAACAATCACTGAACCATTACGAGCTACAATTGCCGTGTCAGGATTATCTAGAACAGCTGAATTAAATGGTAATTCACCTGATTTATCTTTTTGACGTAAGAATGTCATACGCTGTGTTAAACGAGATTCTAGTTTTTGTTTAGTATCATCCCATTTAGCTGTGTGCTCTTGTAATGCTTTGTTGGCACGCGCTAATACTTGTGCGTGCTTACTTGTGTCATTACCTGCAACTTTTGATTTGTTTAATGCAACTTCTGCGTTAGTTTTTCGCTCAAACAGCTTATTGTAGTCATCGACTTTGTCAGCTTCCCATGAGTCCAGTTGTTGACGATTACTGATTACTTGGGATAAATCAACAGAGCATTTCAGGTCTGACTTGCGTTTTTGTTCAGCTTGACGTGTAGCTAGTTTTTCCATACGTTTAGCTTTAGCTGCGGCAGGATCTGATTCAAACATATCTAAGTAATCATCATTATCAACAGCATTACCATTTATGGCTTCAGCTTCACTACCCGTAAAGAGATCACGCATCCAGCTTGATTTCTTATTGAGTAAATCAAGGCGATAACCATCAAATGAGCCTTTCCCAAGATAATAGAAAATATTGACACGCTTTGCGGTGTTACCTTGACGAACGCCACGACCATTACGTTGTTGGATACTAGCTGGTGTCCACGGTAATGTAAGATGGTGAATAGCGCTGGTGCCTTTTTGCAGGTTTACACCAACTTCAGCTTTCTTATTACAAATAACTATTTTAAGGCTACCTGCATTATAAGAATCAGCAATACGTTGTAATTTAGCTCCTGCGGCATCTGTACCATTGATAATGCCGACCTCGCTTGCATCAATACCCAGTTGATTAACGATGATTCGTTTTAACTTGTGGTGCTGTGTTTTTTCTTCTGTGAAGATGATTTGTTTACCATTAATGTCGTATTCTGATTGTAAATTAGCGATCAGTTTGGCGTATTTTGGGGTTAATGGGTGGCTTACGTCTGCATGATCGATACCGATATCCACTAAGCGATCAATAACGGCTTGTTCAAAGACGTCAGGAACAACCAATACTTGCGTATCACCTTCTTTATTAAGTGAATAATCAAGCTCAATATCTACTTTGACCTTGATTTCCTGTCCTTCTTCATTCTGCTCAAAACGGTCTGTTGTGATCGTTTGAGGCAATGATTCGATCAGTTTTGTTAACTGATCAGCTTTTTCAGTCGGGAAAGTAAAGGTCATGGTCTGGTTGTACAGATCCATATCTGTTGTGACCTTATCCATATCACGCATAACCGCAAAGAGTGCTCGTGCATTCTTATTACGTGCAAAAGCTGGTTTGCTGGATTCTTTTGCTTCTTCACGCAATGTTTCGTAAGCGTCATGCTGCTCAGCATTCATCTCTACGGACTCATGGCTTTCTGGTGCATCAGGCAGCTTCAGGTTAACGTCATCGGCGTTTTTCATGTTGGTGTAGCGGTGGAACAAGTTTCGCAGACCATCAAGGTTTTGGAAGCCCACCAGCCCGTCTTTTTGAACAATCTCACCCTTAACGGTCATCTTGTCTACGGTGGCAATCTTGCCAAAGACGCGGATAAAGTCATCGACGGTGTAAATCCCGAATTTTTCAAACTCTTCCACTGGCAATACTAGCGACAGCATATTGAAAATTTCCATCGGGCTATTGGTGACAGGGGTTGCAGATAGCAGTACCGAACCGCGACCTTCATTTTGATCTCGCAGATATGCCATTTTCATTGCCATGTCGATAGCCCGCTGTGATTCAGCCGGAGTTGGCAAGTACGCAATATCACCTGTATTGTCACCTGCTTTAAAGCTGTTTTTAAATGAGTGCGCTTCATCGACGATCACGGACTTAAAGCCCATGTCTTCGTAATATGGAAATTCCCCTTTCTTGTGGCCCCCGTCCTCAAGGAAGCGTTGCTGCAGTGAGGTCTTACGTACTGCATCTTTGTAGCTCAGTTTGTCTTTTCCCTTACCAAGATTAACGTCATCACCCAACACTTGTTTAGCCGCAAGCTGATCTGACATGAGTGATTTTTCAGTCCACTTATCGGCGTATTTTTGCTTGCTAGCAGGACGCATCTGAATTTCTTTGAATTTTTCAAAGGTCATGACAATAAGTGACTTACTTGTTTGTGGGATCTGATGCATCTTTTCATATATTTCTTGCGCAGATTCTTTAATTAGCACGTCTTGGTATTCAATTTCTTGCGTGTGCTTATTCTTTTTCGGTTCTCCATTCTCATCCTTGACCACTTCTCGCGTAATAACGCCGTCCTTGTCTAGTTTTGGCTTAAAGCCCACAAACAAAGCATGATCAAGGTTGCCGTGGAACATCTTTGCTTCGTGATACCAGTTAGCCAGTACAGAGTTAGGTACAACAATAAGACTCTTGGTCGCTCGGCCCATCTGTTTGTTATATGCCGCGAGTGCCAATGCACTAAAGGTCTTACCTAAACCGACATCAAAGCCAAGGATGCCCGTCCCTTCTTCCGATAAGCGGCGTACTGCTGCACATTGGTAGCCGTGTGGTTTAACCAGCTTTGATACACCTTCTAGTCCTAAATCACTGGTTGAGTGCTCTAGAGGGATGTAGCTATTGAATTTCTGATTGTAGATTTCAGACAGATCATCAGCATCTTGGTGTTGTTGCATCCAGACACGGAACTCATTATCTAGGTTCGTAACTTTTTCACGGTATTCTTCCAGGTATTCTTGTTTAGAGCTGGTGACGTTTTTTCCGTTCAGCCAGCGATTAAGTTGCTTGTAGTAACCGGATGAGTCTTCATAGCCTGAGAATTCACCGAACGGACTTGATGTGTCGCGTACTGTCTCGGTGTCAACATAGCTCTCACCCGTATCTTCATCTTTTTTAACTACGGTTTGTGATACCTGATAATCAAGTTGATTAAATCCCTTTTCTTTCATGAATTCGAGAACGTACTTGCGATCAATCCACTTATGGCGCATTGAGAAAGCAATGTCTTCTGTGGCGGTTTTCGTGCGGCGAGATTCGATTTCTTGCAGCTGTTGTTGATATTTAGCTTTAAGCTTCGAGTCGTTTTCTAGGGCAATGGCGGCACTGAGCGACACAACTTTCTGGTAAACATCACCAGAACAATAACGGCTCATCGGCATAATGTTACCGTCAGCGTCAATGGCCAGTGTTTTATCATCAGCAAGATCGGACAAAGTGATCGGCGTCTTGCCTTTATAGAGTCGTTGAACATCGTCAAGCGAGATGTCAGTCAGTCCTTCCCGGATATACAGGTGCTCAACAATGGCGCTTGGGTTTGTATCATCAAACGCTAGTCCTTTAGTGCTGCTTTCTCCCGTTAGTAGTGCGGAGTATTCACCGCTTTCGTCCATTGCTGTTGAGAACACACCGAAGTACCGTGAACGGTCTCCTGCCAGTAATAGCCCTTTGTTTTGCTTAGGGTGCCCATAATGATTTACCTCATCAGCAACCAGCTCTTGCAGTCGCATTTGATCAGATATATCCCAATCGCCTTGGTTAACGGAATTTTGGAATTTAGCGAGGTCGGCACCGATCAACGACCCACGGTAGATTTGTTCGCGGTATTTGTCGTCGGGCTGACTCATTGCGAATTCAATAGCATCACGTTGAGATTGTGAAAATAAAAACTTCCATGCTTTCATTGCAGCAAATGCTTGATGTACAGATAGCTTTAATGCGCCCTGATTACTATTTAGTAAGCCTTTTAGCTCTTCAAGGGTACTTACTCCGTATTTTTTCTTATCAATGGCAGTGATCGCTTCAGGAGAAGTATCAACCGATTCCCAATTACCGTTTTTAAGCTCAAACATTTGCTCATCAATAACACGACGATCACCTTCTGCGTAATTGGTAATAACTGGCTCCGCGATATCTAAGGCATCCCAATCAATACGGGAAGTGAATTTACTTGCCAGTTTACGCTTAAGGGCTTCATCGGTTAGGGAACCATCACGGATAACTTTGTCGTCATCACGAATTTTTGAGGCATCTTTAGGCACGAACTTACCTTGAATGAATGCCTTACCTTCTTCGTTCCACCAGCGACCTTCAATGAAAGTGTCCCAAATCACGTTCATATCACGCAATTGCTTCGATTTTAGGTTCTGGATTTTCTCGGCGGCATCGGTACTGTGCTTACGCAAAACGATAATGTCAGTCACTACACTGGTGCCCTGCTTACCAAAGGTTTTACTTGGTAGCTTGTGAGCGCCCATAAATTCCGCTTTCTTGCTGATCTTGTTGCGCCACTTTTGCCAGGTCTTACCCTTTTCACGGCAGATATTGACGGGAACGACCAGGACCAATAAACCATTAGGTTTTACTTTGTCGATTAGGCGATTGATAAAGTAACGCTCAATGAGCTTTTCATTTTTGTGGTCAGGGTCATCGTGCGCACTGGCACCACGGGCTGAGCCAAACGGAACATTGCCAATCACTGAGTCATAGTGATTGTCAGGAGCTTCGACCGCCAGCTTTTCAAAGCTTTGATTTAAGATAGTATCTTCAGGGTGAAGTATTTTGTTTACACCCGAACTGGTTGGGTCGATTTCCGTACCGGTGATCTTAACACCTTGGGTTTTCGTGGCACTAAATACACCAGCTCCCGTTGACGGTTCTAAAACATTGCCGTTTTTAAAGCCATTAGCTTTAAGCAAATCCCAACAACCTTCAGCAATGTACGTTGGAGTAAAATATTCAAACTGATTGTTTTCTGTTAAGCCACCACGTCCTGAGTATTGAACGATAATATTACGTTCTTCGTCAGTTAAACTGCTGGTGTCCCAATCAGCCGCTCTAATGCGATCAACAATGGCTTTAGCTTTTGCGTTTAATGTTTCTCTTGTTTTTATACCGCTTGATTTAAGGCCAAAGGCAGTGGGTTTTTTTTGATCTATTAATAAAAAGAATGCTTTCTCTAGCTCGTTTATGTTATTTGCACCTAACAAAGCTGATATTTGTTGTGGGTTTGCACGATCAAATACTAATTCATTCACAGAATCATGGACAAACTGCAATGGGATGTCGAGTTTCTTACCGCCTGCTTGATTAATTGCAGCTTTGAAATCGGCGGTAGACATGGTTGAAATAGGACCAAGGAACAAGTCAGAATCATATTGCTTCAGGTAGGCTTGTTTCGCGGCTTCTTTGTTGTCAAATCCCATCATTACCTTGTCTTCGTCAAAATAGTCAGGGCAGGCGCAATCATGGGCGTGCTCTTTACAGTCAGGGCAATATTTAGAATCCCACTTTTTAACCTTCTCAATCGCGTGTTGCTTGATGATGTAGACATGCTCAGCCTTTCGGTTATCACCGACATAGCAATCAATACCTTCATCGTCAGCCCCTAATGTAGAGCGAATATAACCGTAGTCTGCGTGCATAGGGACAGACCATTTGTGACCATCTGGATCAATCCCTTCACGCTTGGAGCCTGCTTTATTCTCAATGGAAATTGGTAAGCCCTGAAATTGATAACGGTCTTGAAGAGTAAACGTCTTAGTTTTTAAGGTGAGCTCAACGTCATCGGAGGCACTATCAAACACCACGTCGCGGTGGGGGTATGGCAGGGATTCACCTTCTTTAATCGTACACGTCCAGCCTTGATCAGTAGCCGCTTTGCTATTGAAACTGTAGTGGATGCTCATTGGTGCCATATCAGGGAGGGAGGCAAGGCGACCATCTGGTGTCATGCCGTGAAACTTGAGGAAATCACTGATCATAGTTTCGTCAGTGGAGTTAGCTTGAATTTCGACGCGGGATTTAATGTCCCAGTCGGTTGAAACTAAAATAAACGCCACTGTATCTAGTGGCGTTGTGATTTTAAATCTATACATGGAGACTCCGCTAATTCAGCGAGGGTAATTCTCCCCCGTACTGATACCATTCTGGCGAGGTCTGCTTACTAATTAACTGGAATAAATTTTCATTGCTAGATTGAATACCAAGGGTATTTAATTCAAATAAATAACAGTATGTTTCAGCAAGTAACCTCTCGCTGAAAAAATGCCTTTTTCCTTGCTTATTTTCCACAACATAAACCTGTTTTCTCTGTTTTCCTGCTTTTGCTGGCATGATGCACAAGTCGCCAAGGGTTTGTTTCCATTGCCATTTTAAATAAAAAGCACGATTATAGCTAGATAATGCGGATTCCCATGCTTCATCTGTATCTAATTGATGCCCTATAACCCAAGGTAGTGATTTAATATGGTTTTTTACATTATTGTAGAAATCAAAATCACGTTGCTTGGAGGAGAAAATATCTTTTTGTCTTTCTTTTTGATTATCTGTCATTCCTTGCATCATGCCGACCATTAAATCGAACATTTCTCGATCAGATTCAAACAGAGAATACATGTTTTGTAATGATGAAAATTGCTGAATACCCATTGATGCTACTTCAGTTGCACCGCTCTGGTATATTTTACCTACATATGGAGAAAAGAAATGATCCGGCAGAGCAATTTCATCAGAGCTATATGCTCTATTATTTGTTAATGCCCGTAATTGCTCTGGCGCACCTGTTGCTCTTTTTTTGATAAATGACTGGTTAGCTTCTTTCACTGAACCGTCAGATTCGAGAAGATGACTCATCTCATGGAAAAGCGTTTTTCTATCAAAGTTATGATCAATATCGATAGTCCCAGTATTTATGACTGCACTAGCACGTTTGCTACCGGTTGTGACTATTCTAATATTATCAATTCGACCATTAAGTAACTGATAGTAAGTTGCTAAATCCCGACGAACTTCTTGGATTGGGTATCCTGATTTTCGCATTCTAATGATTGCTGACTTTGTTATTTCTTGATTATTTGACCAAATATTTGCATCTTTATCTGAAATAACAGAGTTATTTATTAACTCATCATAAATACCTGACATTAAATGAGCACCCAAAACGCTTTTTTCTTTTTTTAACTCAATTAAATTTTTCTTGTCATCATGACTTAGTGATTTACTTGTTTGAGCGGCATTAATGATGGGATCTATCTTTTCTTTATAAACACCTTCAATTTCGGTTTTAATTTCTAGAACTTCATCTCGTAATTCTGGTGCGTTATTACCATTTTCCATTTCACTCATAATGGAACGTGCTTTTTTCATTAACGGTTCAATATATTCAGCTTTAATGGCTTTAACTGTTCTATCAACGTCAGTGTCGCTATGCAGAATTGTCGACAAGTTAGATTCAATACGTTTTATATTGGAAACAATTTTTGTATTGAGGGCGTTATCAACAAATGTTGCTCCTTGTTTTTTCCAGCTATCTTGCAGTGTGTCACCGATACTGTCCGGTTTTATGTAAGCATTGCGTAGGCTGTTTAGATCAACGTCATTATCTGAAATTGTTTCCAATCTATTATCGTCATATCGTGATATTTCGTTATAGAGATCATCTATACGACGCCATGCCTGATAACGCTCCATATCATCTGAAGCATTGATGAGTTTTTTCTTTAATTGTTTTGCCTTATTAATTTGGTGTTCCAGTTGATATCCAAAGGCATGAAGAAAGACGGCACAGAGGCCGTCAATCTCTCTTGCAGCATTAATATCAGCGATAGTCTTTTTTTTATGCTGCAATGTTTTTTTGGACATAATTAATTACTGGATTCTTTACTGATTCAAAATCGTTTTCTTCTTCCGAAATTTCACGGACTAATGCAATAAATTTAGGTGGAGTAAGATTATCGTATTTACCTTTAATTAAGTCATCTAATCGTGAAGTAAGTTTTTTTACTTTACCAGTGATTTGAGCACGAATAGCTTTTATCTCTTTTGCAAGATTAAGCTTTTCTATTCCCTTGATACTATTGGACTTAATTTGACTACGTAACTGTTTCAGTTGTTTAGCTAATTGTAGTTTTTGAATACCCGTAAGCATAAAACTTATTCCTGTTTCTCATCTAGTTCGGCATACTTTTCTGTTGCAGAGCCAATTAGCTCATCGTATTGTTCAATCAGTCCTTTATCTTCGAGTTGCTCGACAGCTTCTTCGATCATTTCAAGTATGTCATCAGCTGCTACATCATCATGCAAACCGTTGACGATGTTCTCTAAAGTTAGTACAGATTCTGGTTTTTCGCCGTCATCAAAACGCTTAGATTCTTTATTGTAGTCAGCTAAGATGAATAATTTAACCTGGTCCCATTTGGTCATGCCATTGCCATCAGCAATAGGTGATCCTTCATCATAAGTAACAGTCATCGTAGTATCATCACGCATCCATATTGCGTAGCCGTGATCTTTATTTTCATTTGGATAAACAATTACAAACGGTTCAGTTAATTCACCGTATTCAATTGCCCAATCCTTGCCGATGGGGTCACCACCGATAATAGCTATTAATGTTTGTTTTAACTGCTGATTGCGTTCTTCATCAGTTATTTTATTAATAGGTTCTTCTGGTTTATTGGCTTCTTTCTCTTTTTGTTCTTGTTCACCAGCGGCATTACTGTGTAATTTCCATACACCGTTTCTATCTGTAATTAACGGTTTATCTAATGTTGACTGAATTTCTTTAATATAATCAAGAGCCGCATCGACAGTTTCTGTTTGTCCATTTTTATAACGTGTTTTTATTTTATTTGCGATAGAAGCAACAAATAAAGAACGATCATTACCTGGTGAATTACCTTTATCTATAGCAATAATGGCAGAGATTGAACTCGTAATATTACGATGTAAATCTGAATCAATTAGCCTTAATCTTTCCCCTGCTTCACTTTCTACTATTTTTTGTGATACTGGTTCAACTTTATGTATTGCTCTTAATTCACTTATTTGAGCACGAAGTTCTTCATTTCGTTGTTCTGTTTCTGTTAGAAGCTTATTTTTTAACGCTAAACTCTGATCTATCTCCTCTGAATGATCATTAATATTACTAATATCCATCGTTAATGACTGAAGCTCTTCTGTTAAAGTGTTGACCTCTTTATTGGATTCTGCCAACGTTTCTCGCATCTTCATGACTTCAGCTTGCTTGGCTTTAAACTTTTCTGAATTTGCAACGACAAGTGAAACTACACGCTTTGCAATTGATTGCAGTGACGTATCACGCATTTTTCCTTGAATCATTTCAGGTGAGACAACTTGAGTGATGTCTCGCTTATTTAACATCCAACGAAACGCTACTACCATATCATCTGGTTTAAAGATTTTAGGGTCTTCATCTGGCGCGTGAAAAACAACTGTTAGAGCCTGTCCGTCTGTCATCGTAAATTGTACTGCGACAGTAGCAAATAAATTATTTTTCTTTGGTGTGCCTATTTCATGAGCTGAGACCTCAATACCACTAGCCTGTAACCCACCACGGTTAAGTGATCGCTCTAACGCTTTCATTGTTCGAGGGAAACGTGCATATGTTGTGGAGATAGCATCAAGTATAAAACCGGATAGTATCGGGTCGCCCTTGATATATGCTGAATCCATTACAGCTAAAGATACTGACTCCATCATCAGAGCTTCTTGTTCTGGGTCGGAGGTTAGGCTGTATATGGCATCAATCGTTTCATTAACTGTTAATCCGACAGCGAGAGGGTCCGGTGTTGAAAATAATCGTTGACCTAATTGTGGGTTCATTAGTCAGCATCCTTCAGTTTCTCTATTTCAGCTAATAACTCCAATGTCTCATTAGATGCCTGATTTAATTGGAGGGTTACTTTTTCTTTACTATTTTGCTTTTCAGACAATAAGTCATTAAGCGTTACTTTTTCTTGTCGAGATTTAATGACAGTTGACAGTAAATCCTCTTTGTCAGCGTTTGCTAGGGCTATTTGAGCTTTCAGGCTTGTCTTGGCCTTACTGTTTGCATCCGTTCTATTACTGCTTCGTACAGCTCGTTTTTGTAATGTATTCTGAAATTGTTTACTGTTTGATTTAACTTTAGTTGCTATTTCAGTAATGGCTTTCTTTAGATCGTCAACGTACTTAACTGGAATGACACGCGTGTTAAGACGAACTTGAAAAATAGAACCTTGCGCTGTAGCTTGTAAAACTAGCTTTTGGCCATCACTAAAATGCAATGTTGCTTTTTTTGTTTGGACGCCTGATTGACGTTTAGGTTTATTGTCTGCTTCCACACTGGTTACAGATAAGTTTTGATTTTGAAATTCATCAATAACTTTTTTCAGTCCTTTTTCATTAAACTGATCAAAGTCGAACGAGAGATATTTCACGAGAAACGCTCCACACACTTTATTTAAGTTACTTGATGGTAGAGCTGAGGGATGATTGATGCAGCAACAGGAAAATATGTGTTAGCCACCAGGTTTGGTAGCTAACGATAGTAAACTTGATTAGATATTATGCAGACTTTCAAGGTGTCGTAATCGCTCATCCATCTTCATTTGTCGTGATGAATTATCAACAACTAAAGCGGCTAGTTCTGCATATTCACTCTGTGTAACGGATTTAGCAGCATACGTCTGCGTAATCATTTCAGATGTTAAACGTGTAGTGCCAAGCGGAACATTGAGTGTTGCAATGACGAGATGATCTGAATTGATCGTTTCTTTTATTAATAATTTTACAGTTGATTCTTGATAACGAGCATATGTTGCTTCTAAAACAACGTGCTGAACTTTACCCGCAACTACACCCAGTTGTTTTTTAGATGATTTTGGCATTCTCGCCGTTAGCGAATACGTTCCGACTTCAATAATTGCAATGTTTTGATCACCAAGACCTGAAATTTCAACACTCAAACTAGAAGTCGGCGTTACCTTGAAACCAGAGTACACCCCTTTATTAACGATTCCATGTAATTTTTGATTCATTGATGCACCCGAATAGTTTTCCCTCCAGGCTGTATCTATTCTCAAATCATCATCCGGTTGTTGTGGCCAACTGTTACTCATTATGCATCTCCAATTGGAAAGTTGATGTATGGATGTGTGTTAACACCTTCACCTGGTGTTACCCAGTCAGGTAAATCAACACTGACAGCAACGATGTCACCGTCTTGGTCGTGAAGTGTTGTTAAGCTGTATTCTCTCGGTGATGAAAGAGTATTCTCTGCCATTATACAGCGAAACATTAAACGACCTTCGCTATAAATAATGTCATCTGAGTTGAATTTGTTTTCATAAAATACATTTTCAACTGTGTTTTTATTTGGCGGGAAACGCTTTAACGTTGGTGGATTTGTTGCACGAGAAATTAATGATTCATCATGTGAAAATTTGAATGATGAAACAATTAATTGAGGGGCCTTGCCGCCAATAGATAAAGCATTCTTTTTATAAAAGCGTGGTAGCAGTTCAGCAATCTGCCATGGCGAATTTGATGTGGTCATTATTTTTCCCATAAAGGAGCATCTAAAGGTATGTAATCACTAGGAATTTCATCAAAACCTAGCCAGTTATTCGTATTTATAATTGTTTGTTGAATTAGTTCTGTTTTTGTTTTCCCTCGTATTTTTTGTACGTCAACAGGAGAGATATCTAATGGTGACGTATCAGTGGCAAGGCCATCAAAACTACGATCTAATGAATACCAATATTTAGACCCAAGATAAGATGATTTTTTTTTCATCTTTGTTGTTAAGGATTGATTTTCAAAAGAATAAGTTATCTTTGTTGTACCAATACAACCTAGAGGACGGAGTATATCTCCTTCAGTTCCAGCAATAGGAACCTGCCGATCTTCCATGTTGACATATAGATCAAGGGACCACGGGATTCCGCCTATTTCATACTGTGCAACACTGGTTTTGTATCGATAATGGTCAACATAGATAACAGATTCATCTAATTGTGATATGTCTGTAGAGACACAATCAAAACTATTTATTAATGAGTACCAGTAATTTGCCCCAAGATAAGAGGGTTCTTTTGTTATTGTTGTTAGTAATGACTGATACTTAAGGGAACAAGACGACAGTGAGGTATTAAAACAACCCAATGGGGGAAGGATGTCTCCTTCAGTTCCAGCAATAGCAACTAGACGATCGCCGATATCAAGATAAATATCGAGAGACCAAGGCATCCCTCCTACTTCATATTTACTAATACTGTTTGTAATACCACGATAATGCGTAATACCAATTGGTGAGATATCCAAAGGTGATGCGTCGGATATAACATCATCAAAACGATCCTCTAGTGAATATCTATATCTCGACCCAATTGTGGATAGCGTGATACGAGGGCACGTAATTGGCAATTTTGGGTAGTAAAAATCAATTGTTAGTAGGAATACTTCACCGTCATAAACAATATGAGTCGGCCTTACACGTTCAATTTCACGACGTGCAATAGAGACAAATTCAAGCTTAGTCATGCCAATTCGGTGTAAGTGCCCTAAATCCACCAGCAATTTACCGCGAGAGGTTAACCAATAATCATCTTTATTTTTATTGAGGACGTCTAATTCAAAAGTGCTATATAGATGCTCTTTATCATAGGTTCCATTAGGTGCCCAAACGCGCTCCCATTTAGCCGGAGAGCCATTAAAATTACGAGTTAACAGCGATTCAACTAAAAGAGCGGTGTCTTTTTGATGTATTTCTTCTTTTCGCCATAGGACGGCAAGACGCTTGCTAGATTTATCAATGGGCAATGCGACATCAAAAAAATCCCCTAATTCAGCGATTCGTTTATTGAGGTCTTCTGGCGAGGCTGTAAATATATTGTGGCTATTTTCAAATACTTGCAGGTCATCAAAGAAATGTGTTTCCCAGTATTCCTCTAATGCCTGTGCAAGCTCAACCCAACGGGCAGAGCTTTTTTTGTTATCTGTGAGTCTTTCGACTAGCCAGTTTTGAGCCACGATGTTATTCCCGTTATATATTAATTAACGAGAGTAACGGGTAAGACAATGGCTCGCCACGACATAATAATTTTGCTGAAGGTTGGCACCTACGATAAGGTGCCCATATTTAGTAAGTAATGCTGGTGGGTAAATTTAGAAAGGCTAATGATGCATCAAAGTCAATGCTAACCATTTGTTTGAGGTTTTGCGGTTCTGTTGTGCCTACTAACTCAATGTAAATATCATCTTCACTAGCAAAAATATTCAGATTATTCATTGATCTATATAAGTCTCGTTTTAGAGCTTTTTCTTTTCTGTTAACGGAATTTTTGTGATAATTATCACTCAACACTTTAATAATCGCTTTGCGAGCATCTGATAACATAATATCTCGTTTAATTTTCCCTTCAATTTTAGCGATAAAACTTACTTCTTCTGGTGGCATAAGAGAATATCGACGATTAAGTTGCGGGATCACTGTTTTAAGTGTTTTTTCCACTTTTTGCGCAATATTAGGATCGGTAGGTGAGTACAACGCAACAAAAACTCTATTAACCCATTGTTCATCCATCCGTCCTTCCATTTCTTCCTGTTCTGACTCTCCCCACACTTTGCACCAAAGAACACCAGGGTAATGTCGCTTTATAAAGAAACTATAATCATCATCAAAGACGTGATTATCATCATAGAGTTCGTAATATAATGAATTCACTTTAATTTCTTCTGTACTTTCAGCTTCCGTTCCTCCAATGATGCCCCCTATTGTAACAAACTCTAATTTATCATCTGCATTTTCTGGATATAGAGGGGTAAGTGGTTGCTTAGGCATTAATTTTATATCAGCTTTTGTTAACCATAAATCTACTTTGACTTTACTGTTAGCTTTTGGGATAAGGCCAAATATATTGTTACCAAACCTGATGCCAATCTGATCTGTATGAGAGTAAAACTCATCAAATACTGCATCTCTTCCGTTTACATTCCTGAACCTTGGCGCAATAACCCACTCTTTGTAATACCCATCTCCTTGATCTACAAACACGTTAAATTGATGTGTTTGACGGCTTATTTCACGACCAAATAAAAATTCAATAAATGGCTTTTCTTGTTCTATTGTAAAGTACAGGCTGAGCTTTTCTACTTGAATTACATCTGTTATTTTTGTGGTATGGCTATCAATAGCAACAGCATCTACCAGCATGTAATGTACCTGATTTTCTGATATCAATGGATAATGAGCAGGTAGACCTGATGGGTATTCTGATTTGTTTTCGATACTGATAGGACCACGACTTGGCAGTGGTTTTCGAGGTATATATTGTTTTCCTTCAGCCAACGCTAATATAGAGCCGCGATTAAGTGCTGTGCTTGAATATCCTTCTTGTCTTGCTCGTTCAAGTTTATTGAGAGCAAATTCAAGGGCTAAGCCTTGGAAAATATTTACACCTTGCATTACTTGACTATCAGCCAATGGTTCAAGACTTGGTTTTGTCTTGAGAATATCCGTAAAGCTAGCACGAGCTGCTTGTTTATTCTGATAATCCATGTTTACCTCAATGGTAATAATTGTTTATAAAACCCGTACTTATGTTGTATTTCAATTGAAAACTCATCAAGAGAAGGAAATGAAACACGAATACTGTGAATAATCAGACCTTTTACATCGATGGGTAATTTTTCGAAAATTGCCATTTCCATCATTACAGCATCATCTTCTGTTTGCGTAATAAAATGAAATGGAGATAAGTTATGGCCCCAAGCAGGATTATCGGCGATTGTGTGTTCTGCATTTGAGAACCATTCACTAATATTATTATCCATGGCCTTACCGTCAGTAACTATTTCAAAACCGCCACTGTCAACATTTAGAAGGTGGTTGAGCTCTTTCATTCTATATCCTATCGTGGGCCATCAGAACTAATGTCTTATCATCAAATTCAGTATTAATTTGTTGATTAGATGATGATTGTTGCGTTCGATTAGAACCACCATAATGTCCAGATGAAGCAGATGCAGCAACATTGCTTTGTTGTGTTTTGTTTAGTGCATCTTCAAATACTTTTCCCATTTTCTTATAATCAATCTCAGTTCCTGTAATTTCTTTTATCGGCTGAGGTTTGTTAATTGGGTTAATTTGTTGTTGAGATTTAGGGATTTCTGGCAATGTCACTTTTAATTGCTCTGCTGATACTTCTTGTACAGCATGATTTTTAATTTCTTGTTGTTTTACATCACTATTATTTGATTCTTTTATACTGCTAGACGTGGTAACGATAGTGGGGATTGAAGCGGTTTTCTCTGTTGCTGAAGTTTGAATATTCTCCCTTGCAGCTTTTGTAAAACCATCTGTACCTTTCATTTGATCAGTGATTGCTTCACCAACTATATCTCCACCTTTAGAACCTAACCAGCCACCCAATGCCGCACCAAGCAAGCCCCCAATTATTGTACCAACAACAGGCACAACAGAGCCCATAGCTGCACCAGCCATCATTCCGGCGGAGGCTCCTCCCATTGATCCTGCAGTGGTTGCACCTACTTGGATAGCCTTTTGTCCACCTGTTAAATCATCTCTGTTTTTTATTTCATCATATTTAAAGTAACCAGCGGTTAATGCGGCAATAGGAGCAGCGGCCTTGCTTGCAACGCTACCAACACTTTTTAAAGCACCACCAGCAATTTTTCCACCCGCTTTTACTGTATTACCAATTGCAGAGTTACTTATGGTTGATTTTGTTGTAGAAATGGCATTTTTAACTCCTTCAGAGACTTTAGAAAACTTACCTCCTTGTTTAGATATAAAATCAGGGACAGGTATTTTACTTTTTACCTTGTCTACCATTCGACCTATACGGCTACGTTTACTGCTACCTTTTGGACCTTTACGGGGGCCTTTTTTATCACTATTGCTTTCCCCCCCTAACATATCGAAGAGAGAATCGGCCATACTGCTTTCTTCACTTCCACCAAAGCTCTTTTGCTTGATGGTTTTAACCAATTCCTTATGGTTCTTATTTGTAGCGAGAACCTGCTCATCAAGGCGATCGGTAATGCTATCTGTTTGCTTGTCTTTGTCTCTTTCCATTGCAACAAGAGCAGAACCTGCCTGAGCGCTCTCGTTAGAACTAGCTTTGAGTTCAGGTGTTATTTGCTTGTTAGTGGTATTTGGTTGATATTGATTTAATATCTCCTTGATATCTGATTGATTGCTACTGTTTTTCGATTCAATGCTTTTCACATCTTGATACTGATCTGAAACGCTTGAATGCTCGGACTTGCTGCCAATGGCAACCTGTTCGGATTGAGAGTGA